TCACTGGGTTATTGCCCTAATGTTACCATTAGGCGACACAAAGTATAATTTTATGCCTTACAAACTCATGAGATACACCTCTATCACATACGAACTTAACAGTTATACGTTTAACGTGATGCTCTGTAGGCTCACATTGATATTTAAGGTCGTCCAGCCAGTCATTCTGAAGTAATACTCTATAGTTGGTAGTTATATAAGCATATGTGTGCCCGTTGAACTTCTCTCTATATTCTGGAATTTCATATCCATGAAGAGGTTCATTATTAATAGTTACCACAGAATACTTATTGAAGTGATACTTATTTGGGAGGTTCATAGAACCATGTTCAATAATATCGTACTTCAAATATACAGTACCGTGCTCAACCATTGCAGTATGACCACGTTTGACGAGCATATCTACAAACTTAGGAGCGCTTTCTTCAGTAATCTTGTCTTCTGACTTATAACAAGTCCTACCACATCTTTCTATATGTTGTAACAGCCCATCTAATCCAGGCTTTTGTTCTAGTATTTCAAATGATGGTTTTATCAGTCTCATTCAGCTACCTCTTCGTAAGTTTTCTCAAATATATCTGGCTTACAAGGATAGAACTCTCCATTCACTCCCTTAATGATATAATCTCCTACAGAGGCTTTCATTATACCTTCAAGAGTCTCAATCTTCAAATAAGGATTATCCTTATCTTCGTAGTTTACTCTTATAGTATCACCTCCCATAAACTCATGAATTTCTATAATACGGTCTGAATTATCTTCAAACTGTATAGCTTCAATGATAACTGGTTTCTTCCTATACTTCATCCTTTTACTAATGAATCCCTCCAATCATCCCAAGCTTTAGCTTCAGCATATGACTTCTGAATAGCTTTCCAGGATGTCTTAGAGAGTGTAGAGTTATAATAAGTAGTATCTTGTGTTACTTCTTTACCTAACCATTGAGGTTTATCAAACTGTGTATCCTCTGATGGTAACTCTATCTCAGCAATTATTAAGCCCTCATCCTCTCCATGAAACTCGTCTACTTCCCATTTCAACATACCAGATGTTGCTGGAATGATATAACGAGTTTTATGAATAATCCTACCACAGGTTCTTTTAAGTAATTCTTCTGCATCCTTCTTAGGAATAGGAATTTCATACTCCAACCTTGACAGTCTTTCATTAGATTTGACTATAATCCATGCTTTCTCATCCCTTATGGATACTCTAGCTTCTCCTTTACTTGTAGTCCCTATGTATCCTTGCTGTATATTCATAACCCTAACAGCCTGCTCCTTAAACAAGCTGCTAGTGGTTATGAACTTTCTCTCAATCTCAGTCTGCATCCTTAGAATCTTCTATTATCTCGTCGAGAATTTCCTTCATTATATTGAGGTCATTCTCATTACAGTGATTACAAAGAAAGTCTTTAAAGAATCCTTCATCTAATCTCTGCCAAAATTCATATTGAAGGTCATCATCTTCAATAAGAGGAAGTACCTCACATACTTCAGGTTCTACGTCAACTACTGAACTTAAGTCTATATATTTAGCCATATTAATGAATCCAATGGTCTCCAATCTCCACATCAGCACCTAAATGTGCTCTTGTACAGAATGGTTTACCTGCACTTACCATGCACTTAACTAATATATCTGCAACTTCTTGAGCAATCTCGTCTGGAGCTTCAAGATTAATTTCATCATGTACTGGAATACAATATTTAACCTTAAATAACAAGCCATTCTTCAATAACCAGTTGAATAGCTTTATAGATGCTAACTTAAAACACAATGCCCCAGCAGCTTGAATAGGGTAATTAATAGATTGCTTCTCAGACTCAGCTTTACGTCTGGCTAACCGCCTGACACCTTGTACTGTATCGCACTCAGGATTCTCCTGCTTCATTTCTCTATAATATGCCCAGAACTCAGGGTCTTCTTGCTTGTCCATCTGTCTTTTAAGTTCATCGTAGTCATAGATATATGCCTTATGCCCAGTTATCTTACTTAATAAGATATAACCTTTACGCATAACATCTACTCTACGGAAATCCTGATACCTCTTCAAGCCAGCAAAACCTGACATATAGTTCTCATAGATTTCTTTAGCTCTCTTGGCGTCAAGACCATAATTCCTTATTAAGGTACTATCTTGACCACCATAATTGAAACAGAACTCATAACCCTTAGCTTCCTGCCTTAGGTCTTTAAAGTTCTTCTTAATATCCTTTAGGGGCATATCCCTTGGGATTTGTTGGAATACCATCTTGGCGGTTAGACTATGTAAGTCACCACTACCATTAGTAAGTTCTTCCAGCATAGCCTCATCGTTAGCCATAGATGCCATTAAATATGACTCTTGACCACTATAATCGGCTGAAATCCATTTATTACCTGTATCGGAAACAAAGCACGCTCTAGTCTGAGCATCATGTGGTAGATTCTGTAGATTAGGTTCTGTTGAACTCAACCTACCAGTATCAGTTCCTAACTGATTGAAATTGGCATGTATTCTACCAGTAACGGGGTTTATCAAGTTCAAGAACTTCTGACCAAAGGTATTAACAATGATAGCAGCTTTCTTGTACTTTATATAGATTGGAATTAGAGGACTCTTAGATGCCTGTGGTTCTACCACTTTAATATCCACAGACTTCTTATAATGCTTGGTCTTCTTATCCAATACTCTTAGATTCAATCCCAATTCTTCAAACAATGGGATTACTTGTTGGGAACTAGTCCAGTTTATATGACATCTTGGTTTAGTATCAAACCCACTGAACAAATCACCTTGCATATTCACAGAACAATAGTTACCAGTTTGCTTAATGACATAAGCTTCACTGTCATGACTCGCTCCAGTAGAATCAAACTCTGGTGCTCTAACAGCATTAAGAGGTAATTTAGCTCTCTCTTCTTTGAGTGCATCCTCTGTCTTATACCATTTATCAATGTGGATAACTTGATTGATAGTATAACCCTTATCACCATATTCATGGCAATAACGCTCTACCCAATCATTTAGCTCTGCTTCATATCTCTCAAGGTTATTAAGGTCAGTAGTCATTTTGATTTTCCACTTATCAATGTCTAACTTAGCCCCACAATATTCTATATATGCTAGGCACTTAACAAACTCATTCTCGAAATCAATAGCCTTTAATAAGCCTTTAGCTTCGAGTTGTTCAAGTTGCTTATCTCTAATCTTACCCAGATAAGAGACATCACCAGCAGCATATACAATAACATCTTCCGTTAATCCAGTCTGTATAATCTTACCTCGTACAGACTTATCCATATCTACTCCTAGATAATTGATACTAGCAGCCTTCAAGCTCATCTCATGCATACCTGCTGGATAACCTAACCAAAGTAATTTCTCGGCTAAATAACCATCATATACTCTCATGGGAATGATTCTCTGATGATATAGGAATTTCAAGTCAAACTTAATATTCCAACCTAAGAATATCCTTTGGGGATTCTCCATATACTCCTTAAATAGATGTATATCAACAGATGTACAATCAATAACTACTTGGAAGTCTGCACAACCAAGTTGAACAGTTAATAGTTCCTTAGTATACGGGTCTAAACCCATAGTTTCAGTATCCAGCTCTACTACATTGAGAGGTGCTAATAATTCTAAAGCCTCTTCAGCACTGATAACTTTATATCTGTCAGAAGTCCAAAGAGACTGTTGCTTGGTTACTAAATATATCATTAATATATAGCTATGTCTACATCATTAATATCAATATCTCCAAGCTGTGATAAAGCTGCTGTAAGACGTTGCTTAATAGTCTCCTTAGCTTCATCAATGTCTAAATAGCCATAGTATTCATACCATGCTATACCTTTAACACCCAAGTCAAATTTGAACGTCTCTTCTTGAACGTTGTATGGAGCAAAAGGGTCATTCTCTGCTCCCAATGGTAAATTACTCATTGTGTTTTGCTTTTATAAATCCTAACGAGTAATCTAATACAGCACTTATTTCTAAGCCTTAAACAGTTGCATAATACAACAAAGTAGGATTATCCTTCTGAATATCAATCGGGTCCATGTTCTTAATAGCCAGCTTTTGGCTGAACTGTTGAACATCGAATCCAATAGTTATTAGATGATAACCATGTAGTGTAGGAATTTGATACCTTACCTTATTCTCCTCAGCACCCCTACATTCATTGACTAGTTCAATAACTGTCTTTAAATATTCTGGGTCTTTGGAGTCTACATCAACTACCCACAATGGTTTATAGCCTCTAGCTCTATTTCCACCACACGCACTATCCCATACTCTATAACCCTGATAAGAGTTACCTTCTGAGACTAATTTGGCATATTGCTGGATTGAAGCCAATGCTACTTCTTGAGCATTCCTTCTATTAAGATGGATATATGCTCTGGCATTATTCTTGAGGCATAGTTCTTTAATCTTCTCTTTCTTGGTTAAGAACTGGTCTTTACTAAAGATATAGTAAGTCTTGATAGTTCTATAACCATTGTTTCCAATTTGAGTTACATTGCCATCTTTCTTACGTTGGATAATCTGTAGAAAGTAGAACTCATCTTGGTTATTAAATTCCAAGATATTCTCAATCATATCAAAGTTATCCACTATAGTAAGATTACTTAGGCATTGCTCGCAGAAGTCATAACCACTATGCTCCTTACGATACTTATCAAATGGAATATTCTGTTCCATAATGACACTACATCCATCACAGACTACAGCGCCATTTCCTCCATTGAATTTATACATTATATCAGTTTAATAATCTGGTTTGGTTATTACTAACTTAGGTTTCCATATTTCCCCTACCTTGCCCTTGTGGCATCCTAAACCTATCCATTTGACAGTTGGAAAGTATTCAAATAGGTAAGTAAAGAGTGCAGTTACAACATTGGGAATTTCATAATCATTCCAGTATAACATAAGATACTCATCATTGTCAGTCTTCATATAGTATCCCCTAATAGTATGTGAGAATGGATAACCAATCTCGCTAAGCCATTTAGCATGAGATACATCCATGTGTTTCTGGGTAGGGAATTTTACCAATAAAGTATCGGTATCAATATAGAATGGCTTTCTGGCTAAGTGAAATTCTTGCTCTGTCATATTCCAACCTGTGAAGTAAAGAAGTTAATATTACCTACTCCGATGATGCGAGCATCATCTTCACTATCAACATAGTAGTTCACTTCACCATCAAAGTCTTTGATTAGCGTAGTAGTCCACTCTTTGTTAATATGATAATCGAAATCGGGATTATATTTCAATACTTCGTCCAATAGGAACACAGCCACCATACCAGCATCAGCACAGAAGTGTCCAATTTTCTTGATGTTTAAAGACGCGTCAGCTATCTTATCATCGTAGATTTTAGCTTGAACTGAGTCTTCTCCATACTGTTTCATAAGTTCCCATCTTGCTCTTCCTAAAGTATTAAGCTCCTCTAACTGTGCTTCCACATCCTTACGGGGTGTAGACCAAGTAGAACAACTCCAATCTCCACAAAGAGTATATTCAGAGATATAGGTTGTAAAACCTAATATTCCCATATTCTCACCCCAACCACACTTATTCCAATCGTCAGAGTCTTCTTTAATTATATAACATGGGTCTGTTATAATAATATCACCCTTGAATTTCATTTGACTTGTTCATTAGTTTCTCATATTCCAAATCTCTTTGATATACTACACTAAGCGGACTCATACCAGCTTCAAGAGTTTCAATAAGTTTGAAACCATTCTCAGGAGTTATTAATGATTCCTTCTCAGATACACAGCCAGTATATTTCTGACCATAATCTCCCTCTACCTTCTTAGTAGCAGGGTTAATATCACCCCAATCAGCAGGGTGTCCGTTGCCTATTGGTTCAACATAATACTTCTTGCCAGTAACCAGAGATTTAACAATAAATCTACCAGTTTCATCAGTATTAGTTAAGAACCTCTTATCCAAATCAGTCACGTGGAATTACGTCTAAGTCTGTTAAGTAAAAATTGGTATCATTTATATCTTTCTGTACAAAGTACCCATTAACGTCAACATTCTCCCCTTTAAGAGTGTGTATTACCACTTCTCTATCAGGGTCGAATTGTTTCAGTATTTCAATTAGCTGTCCTACTAATATTGCCATTAGAACTTTCCTTCATTAGGTTGCAAGCATACTAAGCCTTGTTCTCTCCACATCTTGACACACTTATAGTTATCCTCAAGAACGAATTGAACATTGTACTTACCTTTGATATTGTCCTCATAGATTTTCTTCTTACAATCAGCCCCAGGACTGTAATCCTTAACTGGACGGAAGAATAGGTCATCTACTATAATATCGTGTTTAGCTAACCACTTCTTAGTAGCGGCTATGATTTCTGGAGTGCCTTCTCTGCCAGTAACAATGAATACTTTACACTTCTCATACATACATCTAACAAGCATACAAGTACCTTCAATAGCTACATCATCTAACATACCCTCAGCTGCACCTTCTCCAAAGTAAGGTCTGCCAGTAGTATTTAGACACAATGTAGCATCCATGTCTACTAATATAACAGGACGACCACCATCAACATGCTTAGGACTCTTCTTTAACATACTCTTAATATCTTCCTGGATAATAAAGTCACGATACCTTCTCCAAGTTGCTTTAATAACTTTCTCTCCTATTGGATTAGGTCTCATGGCATCACGACGAATACACTCATCAACTGGAATGAAGAAGTCTTTGTATTCAACCTCATACTTCCAATCATAGGTATAATTCTCGTTAAAGTCCTTAACCATCTTCTCTAACTCAGCACAAGTCTTAGGGTTGAGGTTCATGTTATCAACTACAATATTATAACCTTTCTCCATACTATAAGCTAGTACAGTGTTATAAGTTGCAGTAACAACCTTCTCTCTGTTAGGAACCCAGTAGTCACCTAACATATTACGAATATCATCGTTATTGAATCTAATTCTATATTCTGGGTCTTCATGACACCATTGCTTAGCCCAAGTAGATTTACCTGAGCCTTGGATACCTCTACAGATTATTAACTGTCTTGTTTCCATTATTTCTCATTAGTTGGCTTAAGCCACAGATTAGTATGAGTAAAGATATAATCTCCCAGTGATTTGTACACAATACATAAAGCAAATAGAGTTCTACTAGTATCATGTTTAAAGCACTTCACTAACTCCTCTCTGATTCTCTCCTCAGACACCACTGACATCTTACTTTCGTAGTCGTAGTTGGATATAGCATCAAATAGACTGTTACTAAAACCAAAGTTCTTAGTAATAGAAAACCTAATCCCTCTCAGAATACGTAATGGGTCATCGTCCAAAGTTACATAGGTATCAAGAGGAGTTCTAAGTATTTTAGATTTTAAATCCTCCATACCACCAAAGTAATCTATGATTTCACCAGTATCTGGGTCTTTAGCCATAGCATTAATAGTGAAATCTCTGCGTGATAAATCATCATATAGATTACCTGGTTCTACAATAGGAATCCTAGTGCCTGGGACATATCCTACTTCCTTCCTTGCCATCACAAAGTCTGCTACACCTTGATACTTATACCCTTCTGGGAACTTAGCACGTATGGTATAGCACTCTGGAGTTACTAAGAAGATTTCAAACTTCTGCTCTTCTAAGTAGCTCTTTAATGCTTTAAACATTAGTTGAGCTGGACTAAGCTGAGCTTCACATGGATGAATTTTACTGTATACTGCCTCTGTAGGCACAGCTACATAGTCAACATCCTTGTTAGTAAGACCTAAGAGTTCATCACGTATCTTACCGCCTACTTCATAGAATTTGAAGTCATCCATTATTCTTCCTTTCCATAGATTTCTCCTCCATACTCTTCCCACTCTTCGTCGTCACCTTCAAATTCTTCAATAGTGAAATTATAGTACTGAGATTCGTCTACTGTCTCCCACAACTTATCCCAGTCTGAATCTTCCATTTCATCTGGGTCATAGCCTTCCTCTTCTGCTATATCAGCCTCACATCCATAGGACTGAAAGTTATCATAAGCTAGCTGTTCGGCTATTTCATATAACTCAAGCTCACTCTCAGCTTCTGCTCTGAAAGTGTTGTCCATACCGCACCAATACGTGCTAACGTGTATTAGAAACCTCTTCATTATTTAACAAGTTTAGAAATACTGATGTCTTCTACCATCATATAATCATTAATCTCGTCCTCTATGTAATTAGCTTCATCTAAGGCTTCTATCATTAGAGCCTCTGGAATGTCGTCTAATGTATTGAAAGTGGGTTCATCAGAACGCTCTTGATAGTCATTGACTAACTCTAGCAATTCAAAATCATCCACTTCCATTACATATTCAAGCTTAAATTTCACTTTATGATTCAGTTTCAATGTCCACTTCACCCTTATCCAGCGATTTAGATTCTCCTTCCAAGAATTTAATACACTTCAGCTTATAAGCTTCGGATAGAGAGTTCTCAATCTTAATAACAATTCCCTCATGAGGAACTTTGTTATTACAAGTTGGAGATTCACACTCCATGAAGAAATTCTTATCACTAGCTAACCTCTGTAGGAAGTTCTCATTCCAATGCTCTGAAACAGAGAGGTCAGGATATAAATCCTTGGCATAGCCATAGTAATATTCTTCTACAGGCTTTAAGCCTTCTTTAACACACCATTGTTGCACCTGGCGTGCACTAAACTCATATACGCGTCCGTCGGGGTTAGTATAGGTTAGACGATAGATTTGTATTCCAAAGTTCTCACCATACTTATATTCACCTTTAGGAGGTTCAAATCCGTAGTCAAATGCTTTACCACCTAACTTTTGAATTGCGCCGCCATTTGGCAGATAACCTACTATCTCGTAGTAAGCAGTCATACCTTTCTGTAGATGAGGTCTGACAACATCATCTGCATACTTCCACACGTCTACTCCATAGAAACCACCGTTAGTAGTTCCATTGTAGTATGGATTCTTAACTACTGAACGAGAAGACCATAGATAATCATATCGAGTATCATCTATCTCTTTACGAGTTAGGAACTCGAATACTTTCTCATACCATTTCTTAGGTCTTTCGCATAACACATAAGCAGATATACCAGAGGTTCCATGAACCTTAGCAGTGATGCTTATAATGTCATTGGGATGAATGACTGACGGACACTTCTTAATAAGAGTAGTGTCATAATGAAACCTAAATTGAGTATCAATTACTTTCTTTACTCTATTAAGTTTCTTCCTAACCTTGCCACCTTCTTTAGGTTGACCAGGAGTGTAAGTAGTCTTAGGAACATACTTCCTGCATAGGATTTCTCCATCCACAGAGTCAAACTCAGTGCCAAGAATAACCTTATGTACCACCTCATTATTCTTCCCAATTAGGGTAAGCCAGTTATATAGGTAGGTAATCGGAGTAATGAATCCTTCTGAAGGATAACCTTGTAGTTTGATTATCTTTACCCTACCGTTATCTTCAAAGAATCCAGATTGTTCTTTATTGACATTCTTATTCTTGTCCCTAAAAAGGTTATTGGCAGATAAGAATTTATCATCAATAGCACATTCTATAGGGAAGTAAATATATGTACCAGGATTGGTATCAATACTTACAGCAATAGAATAACCATCAATTGTACAACATTTTAATCTCTCACACTTCGGATTAGGATGATTAATAAAATCCTTAATCTCTACAATCTTCGCAGCATAATTTCTGTTAAATTTTGGTGATTGAGTTAATTGCATTTAAGCAAGTTTAGAAAACCCATACTTAATAATCTTTGTATTAGGTAATCTATAGATGGCAGGACTATTCTTGAAATAGCCTCCAATCTTCACGAAGAATAGCATCCCAGTAAAGTTTCACTTCCTCTCTCTTACCTTTAGGATATTGAGATTTAGGAATACAATATACCTTACCATCCTCCATAAAGAGGATATTACCTCTCGGATTAGTCACTTTTAGACCACTCTTTAGAAAGGACAATGCCTTTCCAAAATCAAATTGTGTTAATTCCATTGTTACCTTTAATATTTATAAAGTGAAACTTAGATTTACTAAGCAACAGTCTCAGCTATGATGTTCTTCAAGATAGTCATACAGTTCATCAACACTGCGAATTATTTCAACGTCTTCGCCATGCTCATTAGTTTCATATGCTTTGAGTTCTGGGTTGCGAGATTTCTCGTATACCCACCATTGAACCCATTCAAGTCCTTCTTGACCATAAGCATCTTCCATAACAGCATCGAACAATTCACACATACCATTGACTAATGTACTTTCGCATACATCAATACCAAGTTCTTCTAACTTCTCTGTATCCTTACCTACATTCGATATAAGGTTTAACAATTTAAGGAATGTTACTTTTTTCAATGTAAGAACTTTCTTAAATGTTCAGTGATAGCTTGATTATCCTCCCTAAATGCTTCTGAATCTAACAAGGTTTCCCTTATTACATACGTTCCCTCATCGGGAGAGAAATACTCATCCATCGCTTTAATAACATCATCTTCGTTACGAATCAATGTACCTTCCTTATAGGCAACATTAGACTCGTCCCTGTAAGCAAAGAAGAGGGACATTAAAATCCCTCTCCTCCTAAAAACTACAATATAATTCATTCTCTTGTAAGTTCGTATTCACGCATAAAGTTGGCGAATGTTTGAGCTAATGACTCATCTTGCTTGTTATTATAGTAATAGTTGAATGCATGGAACATTTCATGCCAGAAAGAGTTCTTAATCTGCTCTTCAGTCAGGTAGATAGTCTCCCCGTCATCATTTTTCATACATTCTGCCACCTTGATTTCCAGCCTTAGATTACAATGAGAACCAAAGGTATCACCATCATCTATAAAATCACACAAAGTGACTTTATACCAATGATTGGCTATTCTAACCTTACTAGGGATGTCATATTTATTCATAATCCCTAATACATTTTAGAACTGGCTGTAGAGGACAACCTTCATCACTAAGATAGAAATACTTCACAGTAGCCATCTTACCAATGATTTCATCCATTCTGTCAAGGTATTCCCATTTTAATTCACGAGGACCCATAGGTTTAGCTTCAAACTTAATACCTAATTCTGTCTCACATACGAATACCATGTCTTCTGGACGTAGACCATCCTCATAACCAACAATTTTAAATTCAGCATCTTTATACATTTTGACTTTAATCATAGCATTAGTTCTTCCACCAAAGTTATACACCTTAGCAGGGTCACGTATTACTATACCTTCAAAGCCCTCACTTACATATTTATCATGTAGTTTTTGTATATTAGCCCAACCCACAACTTTCTCTTGAGGAACCATTTGGAACTTTAAGTCACCTTCATCCCAATTCCTTTCAGGATTGAAACTCAAGCCTAACTCATTGGCTATATCATGGAGAATGTCTAACCGCTCTTCAAATGTCTTAGTGCTGTCCATTACATCATAGATGTAATATTCTAACCAATCCATTCCAGCAGTGTCTTTCTCCAACCTTGCTGCGCCACTAATCTGCTGCAATGATTTACCATGTTCATATAGTTCCCCATCCAATACAATGTCTGGATGGTCTTCAAAGAATTGAATAAGTTTAGGATTGTGCCTCATAAAGGAAGTGGAAGCATCATAGTCTCCACCACCCCTGGAAGCAGTTCTAACTTCACCGTCTTTCCAATAGAAAGAGCATCTAACTCCATCTATTTTTCTACTTCCCCACCAGTATTTAATCTTATCGAACACACTGGTTGCAACCTTGTCAGCTTGTTTAGCTAACATGTGCTTCTTAAATCCGTTAGAGTCAGAAACACCTTCGCCCATCTGTTCTTGGACGAAATCAGCTACTGCCTTACTATCATCAATATTGATATTAGATGGTAATAGCTTATATCCTTTATCTTGATACTTCTTCAAATGGGAAGCATACTCCAACTTTACTTGCTCAGTAACAGTTCTTTTAGCCTTACCTGTAAATATCCAGATTTCTGGCTGAACTGATACCTTACCAGCATATTGATAGGTACGTCTTCTTATTACAAAGCCTCTTCTTGAATCATCCCATTCATAGTCAATCTCAACAACTCTGATTTTACCCTTGTTGTCTTTACTAACTAGAATATCCATTATTTACCAGTATGACCAAATCCACCTTCACCTCTATCTGTTTCTGGAAGTACTTCTACTTCTTCCCATTCAGCTACTTCATGTTTAGCAAGAACTAATTGCATTAGTCTCTCACCATCATTAATGCGAACGGGAGTATTAGATGTATTAGTTAAGATGATACCTATCTCACCTCTGTAATCAGCATCAATAGTGCCAATTCCATTAGTAAGAGTAAGTCCCATCTTTAATGCTAATCCACTTCTCATTCTACATTGCAACTCATATCCTTGTGGAATAGCTACAAATAGACCAGTAGGGATTAGACATCTACCTCCAGGTTTAATTTCAATAGTCTTAACCTTGCCTTCTAATATACCAACAGCATCAGCATCAAAGAAGAACTTCTCTGGTTTACTATCTACTAGTTTAATCCTACTGAAATCTCCTCTGACATCCATGCCAGCAGAGAATAAGGTTTCATACTTTGGGAGTTCCCATTGAGATTTATTTATTACTTGTACTTTCATTCTTTATTTCTTCAAGAATAGGGTGATAATCAATCTCTTCAAATTCGAATTTGTATCTTGAATTTAGTGTGGTAAACTCACCTTTATCCCAGTAAATCTTCTGGATTACAGATGTTCTATACCACTGTTCTACGTCAGCTATGTAAAGACTAAGACCTTCTCCAAATGCAGCGGTAATGCCTTCCTCAGATTCACCTGTGGATAAGTACCCTCCATTACTAGAGACTTTAGTAATCTTAATATAGCCGACTTTAGAGTCTTTCAAAGCTCTATGGAGTTCAGGGTTTCCCCCTACTCTCACAAAGTCTTTAAGGCTTGCTTCTCTGTGTTTAAGAGTAGTCTGTATAAAACTATCTCCCCACATTATTGCTTCACTGAACCTCATTCAAATATTTAATAATGTTATCCGCTGTACAATCTCCCACTTCGGAATAAAAAGCTTTGATTAGTTCTTTGTTGTTATCATAGACAGCAACGAAAGGAACTAACCTAGTACCACATGATGCTTTAATCATAATAGCCTTCTTCTTATCCTTGTAATGTAGTTCATCGTAAGTTTCAACTTCTATCTTAGGAAATTTCTCCCAGATATATGCCACTATTTTATTCTTAAAGGGCATACAAGCCTCACTATAGATTATTTTTACAGTCATGTTTAGTCGGATTATACTAATATATAAGCATCTGTTTTAGTTCTTGACAATGATACATATTGCATCTGCCTAATCTCGTCAACATTCTTACAAACAAGAACGTTTGCCATATCAATGAACACTGTTCCAAGAGAGCTTCCTTGAATCTTATGAATAGTTGATGCATACCCATAGTCGAATGTCTTCTTTTTAATAACCCTATTATCCCACATTATATCTCTAGGAGTAGCGAAGCTCTTAATCATTTCAAAGTACTTCTTCCATAAGAATGTAGACCTGGTACGGTTACCATTTCTCTTAGCCTCAATAGCAGATATTCTAAAATTCTCTATTGTAGCAGCAAGGCTGTCTATATAGTCTTTGTTGATGTCTCTTTCTAATATAAATACAGTTAATAACTTCTTATACACTGTATCATATAGTTCAAGCTCATACCCAGGCATCCTCATAAAATGTGGAATATGCCTTTCTACCCTCTTAGGAGTATCCACTATTATATAGTCCAAAGAATTGTAAAACTGAGTACCATTATACTCAAAGTTCTCATAACCAGTCAAGAACTCGAACTGATTATACTCATTGGCTACATTATCCTCCCAAAGCAGCTTCCTCATACATTGATTGAATCCTTGTACTCTAGCATTAGTATATGCTATAAGCTTTACTTCGTTAACGTCCTGCTTCTTAATAGCTTGCTTAAAGAAGCCAGCACTCCTGACCATAAAATCTTTGGCTTGGTCACATATAATTAAAGACCCTTCGGGGGCTTTGATAGGTTCAAATCTCCGCATGGGTCTCTCTCTTAGTCTTGATAATAACGGCAATAGTCCATTAGTATCAGCTTGTCTATGAATTTGAGTTAGTGTAATAATGTTTGGGCAATTAAATACTAAACTTGTACTCTTACTACACACAGGCTGTATTTGAGCCTTATCTCCAATGAATAGTAACTTAGTTCCATATTGATTACACATATCAAGTAGTAACTTGTATATTTCATCATTAATCATAGATGCTTCATCTATAATCACAATACCGTTATCAGGTATTTCACCAAAGCCATTACATTGGAATTTTAAATCTTTGTAGTCTAATTCAAATATCTCTATGTTAGGAGCAAGGGATAACAGCTTATGAACAGTCATTGCCTCTTCACCAGTAACCTCCTCCACTACTAACTTAGCTTTATGTGTAGGAGCACATAATATGAAATCTTCTCTATTAGACCTTAAGAATTGAATATACTCATTAAGGATAGAGGTTTTACCAGTACCAGCATAACCTTGTAATACTAGTACTGGCTCCTCTGTATTTAGAAAGTCTTTCATTCTCTCTAAAGCCTTTATCTGCTCCTCCGCCAGAGTAATGCGAGGTCTTTTAGGTTCTCCTACCCTCCTTGACGAATACCCATTAAAGGGTAGTTTAATGTTCATTTCCAGAATAAGTTTGTAATATCTTCCAGACCATAAACAGGATTACCATCTTCATCTAACTCTCTACTCATTTTAACCTCATACATTCTTTGGTTAGTTGTAGGACTCTTTAAGCCACCTAATTCTTCAATATAAGGACCTAACTTTATAAAGTTAAAGTTCTTAATATCAATATCCTTAGATAACTCCTGTCTACCACTATACCAGGCTATTAGGAGTTCCTCTCCACCATAGCAATATGGCACATGCTGTGCTAGTCTATTTATTTCCTCTGGGTCTGAATCTCCACCCATGAAAGAGATGCAAGTGATTCCTTTATTCTCTCTAATGAGTTTCTCCAACTCCCTTTCGGTTAAAAGTTCTCCAATATCCTCTGCCAAGTAAGAACTATGACAGCCCTTACAATGACAAGGGCAGTTTGAGATGTTAATAGCAAGTGTAGTTTCATTTGGTATCTCCTGGAAGACTATATCATAATTAACATACTTCAGCATCAGATGCATAGTAAGAACAAGATTAGTAAGAATACCATCTGCAATACCCACTTATCTGGGAACTGATACCTAATGTAATGTTCAATGTCCATACGTATGAACATAGATACTAACTTATCTTGGAGACCATTGTAGTTGTACTTTACTGCTAGTCCTACCCCTATTTCTAGAAGCAGGATAGCAATAAATATGATTTGAAATAGAACCATGATTCTTATTGTTTATAGTAATAACGTTTACTAGCTTCTTTCTGTCTAGCTTCACTAAAGTTACTAATTCTCTTTAGATACCCAATAATCCTAGTAGCATAGTCTATATTCTTGCTTCCACACTTAGGACACTCATGCAAGTATCTCTTATCTATGTGTCCGCAATCATTACAGATAGTATTTGGGATATTAAAGGTAAAGTAATTAGTACCATTAGTAGCTGCAACCTTTAATAGGTTTCTATATTGGTCTTTAGTAAGATGCTCTTCAAGATTCATATGCAAAGCTGAACCCGTGTTTCTCTAATGTTTCCATTAGCACTGACTATATCTTAACGGAATAACTTCCGCAATATCCATTTCAAACAGCGTACCAATAGCCGTCTTACTCCTCCGATTCGAGGATAGTCGATACAGGATTATAATTATTGATGTCAACCTCGTTACCATTTAATAACCAGATTCTTTTGATTTTACTATAGATTGGAAGATGCTTATATGAGTTTGCTATCAGACTTCTAAAGCTGTCTTTGGATTTGCTTCTACTACCGTACTTCTCATAAGTTCCTGATAGAGTGTGGTTAACGTAATACTTACGTATCTCTAATACTTCTTCATCAGAATATATAGCATTACCATTCAAACTTCCAGGATTACTCTTTTGAGTACTATGATGCAATTTATTAGATTCTGTGTAGATTTCCGGCATTATAGACTGCCACGTAACACCTTCCCAAATCTTTTGAAATGCCGAGTAGGAAATTCTATCTTCAAACAATTTCCAACATTCCCTACATCTAAGCTCCCCATAAGAATAAATTTCTCTTATCTGAACTACATCTGACACCTTAAGTCTGGTTCTAGGGTTAGCATCTAGCTGATTGGATTCTCCACCTGCTGTAATATTATATCCCTTGTCTGGATTTTGAGAATCATACAGTTGTATATAATATCTCTCTAACCTTCCCAGTTCCTTAAGGTCTTCGGTATTGTCAATTTCTTCTATAGTAAAATTCTCAAGACCGTATTTACGCATAGATTTATACAAATGCCTATTACAAGTCTTGCTATCTTGTTTGTGTTTACACCATCTATTGCATAATGTGGTGGTAGTCAGACCCACATATACTTTACCATTAACAGTGTTAGTAATTTTATAGATTATCATAATTAGTGATTTTCTACAAACTTACTAATTTAAATGGAGATGAGCAACACATACACCATAATTAATTTCCCACGGGATTACCATACATTTAGTTATCACAACTCAAGCTTCAGGCTTCCCCGTTAGCATAGTATTAATACCATACCCGTCTGGTTAGACGTAAAGATATAACAGGCGATTATTCACCATCAAGATACTTTACATACTCTTTACCATGAAGTTTGAACTTATCAAAGATAGTTAATGATGTATCTTCTACTGCATAGAAATAGCTATTATAGCAATCTCTAGGTACAAAGTAACCATCTTTCCTATCCCAGTTAGCGTGCTTAACTCCTAGATTCTCAGCCCTTCTGTTACGCCTGCTCCCCAGCTTTGGAGCAGTGACCTAATAAATGATATAAGTCCTTGTTAGGACCATAATCACCACACAATTCAAATTCTTTGGTAAGACGAGCTATAATAGCTTCCTGTTCAGTATCAAAGTAACCTAGATGCATTCCTTTATAGTTATGCATAATTCTCGCTGCCCATTTACCATTCTTGAGCTGAGAAACTCCGATTACCTTGCTACCCTTACGAATGTTCTTCATATTATCCTTATGTTCACACACTCTGAGATTTTGTATCCTATTATCAAGTTTATCACCATTAATGTGGTCTACAACTTTCTTAATTGAATACTCCTCTTCATGCACTCCCATTAAGTACCTATGAAGTAGTATCTTCTTACCATTTATACTAATTGCAGCATACCAAGTATCTCCACCCTGTTTGCGGATGTAAATCTTAAACTGCTTTAGTTCTCCCACCTTATCTAAATCAACCTTGATTCTAGCTGTCTCATTACCCTCTTTGTCATAAGTTATACATTCAGCGTAATCATCATGTAGTATGTACTCGTTGGGGTCATAGATTGTCCTTTCGGTAATCTTACCTTTATGATACATCTGCATGTAGTGTTTCTTACAATAAGGTGTTCCTTTGAATCTTGCGAATGCATCAGCATCACAAGCCGTGCATTTAGTTCCTTCTAGTGTATTAGTTCTCTTCATACTTGTACTCGTTTTAATTAAAGTTGTGTACAAAGATACGTAATTTCCACCAGTAAAACAAAGTATTAGGCGGGAAATCACTTCAGATTTCCTCTACATGTCACCATGTAGTGCAGACTATCGCACACCCTCATTGCTGAGAGTCCCATTCGTTTAGTCGTTCAGGCTGCCATTACGCTTGCCCCTTGTTGCCTACGATTCTCACGTAGTGGTTCCAAGTCAATTAGATTGGGTTTAACGTGCCCACAAGTTTTAGGCACAAATTCAGTATTAAACATAAGTTCTTTAGTCTTAGCTTTTCTATTCTCATCACTGATGGTCTTTAGAATGGATTGCATAAACTCTCTGTAGGTATCATTGTCACTCACCTCAATTCCTAAGAACTCGGCAGCTTCAATAACACCATTAACACCTACAGTTAGGTATTGCTTCTTCAGATTAATAAATCCAGCAGTATAAACTGTTAGTAGACCATCCTTTAGATAATCCTTTAGCAATTCATTATATGCTGTTTGGAATTTATGAACTTTCTGAACCTGAGAGCGTAGATAATCAATCATATCATATCCCTTATTAACTGCATCCTGCACTAGCCTGTTGATGTTTAAAGTCATTACTGACTTACTACCAGTAGCAATACCTCCAGCACCTAATGAATAGGAGAATTGATTATCACTAACTTCATTGCGCAATCTACAACAAGAAGATAATGAGTCAGCACTATCGGAAGTATAAGTGAAGAATGAATGACCTTTACTATACATTTCTGCTGTAAAGTCGGCCCATTCCTTATCACGAATATCCTCACCATCAGTTAATAGAGCTACAGTTTCAACAGGAAATGTTAAGATACATTTAGTACGCTCATCATTAAACCAACTCATGAATTTCTTCTGTAACCAGTTTAATGAATCCCATATTGGCTTAGTTCCATCGGGGAATACAAATTCTCCGAATAAGCCTTCAAAGTAATACTTATCAAAGTAGCTGATATTCCAGAATACTGATTGGAAGTTACGAGCTGCTGCTGGCTGATTGATTGAATATACAATCTGCTGGAACTTCTGCTCTAACGTCTTATCAATGTTTCTGTGCTTATCAACCATCTCTTCTGGGCGTTTCCAGTAATCATCACCCCACTCTTTACGAGCAAAGTAATCGAAATACATTAGGAACTCACCAGTAGCTACTGCACCTGCAAACTGTGAACTAATTGCAAATACTAGATTTACAAACATTCCACAGAATGAGTCTAAGTTCTTAGGTTTGGCAGACAAACCTCCAATAGGCTGCAAACCTTCCAACAGAAATGGGTACATAGTAATAGCCACACAATATGGCATAATACTAGTCTCATCATGTTTATATAATACGTGTGATTCTAGCATCTGGATATACTCCTTAGCTAAATCCTCGCCATACATTTCTCTAATCTTATCGGTAAGTATGGTACGATTAACCTTAATAATATCACCCTTGAAGAGTTCACCATTAAGAGTTACAATGTTCTTTTCAGTAACATTAGCATTAGAATCATATTTACTACCTGTGGCGGCATTACTAGCCTTAGCATAGTCTTTAATGAATTGTTTCTTACTCGTTAAAGTTCTAAGTTCAGCTTGTTTCTGCCTATACAAGATAAATGCTTTAGCAACATTGTAATAGTCACAAGCCATAAGAGCCTTCTCTATTTGGTCTTGAATCTCTTCTACAGAGATAATGTTGTTAAAGTATAATTCATCTTTTACATCACTAAGAATATCCATGTCAATAGGTTCATTAACAGCATGGAATGCTTTAGTGATTGCTAAGTCAATCTTACCCCAGTCAAAGGGCTGTACTGTCTTATTCCTTTTTACTACCAACATATGTAAAACTCCATTTAAATCCACCTGCTGTTTTACGTCTACCATTACAGCAGGCACTGATACTAGATTCTTTAATCTTAGTTACTTCTTGAGCCTCATATCCATTTTTGAACTTGGCTACTAATACATCTTCTTTAGTGAGTTGGTACACCTCTTTAGACTTGGTATCATTAGCTCTAAGATTTCTAGTTCCATGATTTATATTATCCTGGTGGGACGCCCATTCGAGATTTGAAGACATATTATTATGTTTGTCTTCATCCTTGTGATTAACATCTCTTAATCCATTTGGATTCTCCAAAAAGTGTGTTGCTACTAATCGGTGAATCTTAGTAGAAACAGCCTTCCCATTTTTACTAAGATTCACGAACAGATATCCACGACCATCATCATGTTGTTTTAAAAGGAGATTCTTCTTACAGGATTTCACCTTACCTGTATTGCTGATTTCATACAGACCTTCATAGCCTACTATAGGTACGAATATCTCTTCTACTAGCATTAATTAATTAAAAGTCTAAGATTGTACGTAGTAATAAGGTCTTTTCTGCCTTATTGATGATATCTTTACCACCATCATTGCTGATTAACTCAGTAAATGCATTATAAACCTTAAACATATTGACATCCTCATCTTCCTTAACATAATACTTGGACTTAGTGTCCACGAACAACGATTTATAAGCGTCAATGACTTCTTTAGTTCCTAACTTAACCTTACCATAGCCTAAGTCACAAGATTGTGAAATTGCATTACGCATCCACTTACCTAAATTAGACTCGATAGTTGGAACTGTTCTCTCCCATTCTGTATCGTGGAGAGTTTTCAACCATAGTTTCAAATCAGATGTTTGTTCCATCAGATTCTTAACTGGTTTATAGTTTATAGCCTTCTCAGGCTCTAATTCCTGTATATTGATGAACGAAGGGTCAAATACACATAAATTGGTACACGCTCTATTAAGACCACCTCTATACATCTTACATATTGGCTTACGAACATCTAGTCCATATAAGAAGCCAATTACTTCATCATGGTTATCCCACGCATATTCATCTGGCAATACTGCCTCAATGAGAACTCTATTATAGGTTACATCACCTGTGTTATACTCACCAGTAATAGTTCTGGTGATTTGGTCAGGGAGTTTAACTTGCACCCTGAAATCAGAAGTAAATTTGGACATAGTTTCCAAGAATGGCTCTGCATAAGCCTCAGTTGGAAAGTAATCTCTGTCTTTAATTCTAGTTGCCTTACCTCTTAGTAATTCGTCTAATGTTATTTCCATACATCATTTTCATTGCAGTAATATACGCCCATCTAGCATATTTCCATTCTCATCTACAATAGAATAATCACAAGCAGCTGGTGTATTACCAAAGTTCTTGTGAATCCATTCTGAACTACCGAATAAAGAGCCTACTGATTTATAAGTAAACCTCCTACCATAAGTAGTTGCGGACTGATGTAAATCGCCCTTTACAAAGACTACATTGCCTTTAATTCCTTTGTTGTCAATATACTCATTGATAAAGTTCTCTGTCTTGACATCTAATGTAAGAGGTAAGTTCTTGAACATATCCTTGTTATCCTTACCATGACACAGAATATAGGTAGTAGTTCCTAACGTGAACTCACCTATGAACTTCTCAAAGATTGTAGCTTCAATATCCATACTTTGTAAGATATATTGAAGTGCAATATTAGCAGAATATCCAAAATCTCCATCATGGTTAGATTCTCCTACACAGTAATACGATAAGCCACCACAAGGTAGCTCTTCTACTATAGAAGTCATAAACTTAGTCATTACTTCTATAAAGCACTTTAACTGTTCCTTATTGTTCATATTCTGAGCTAGTTGATGACCACCTCTTGTAGTTTGACCATCATATCCATCTAAGGAATCTCCTAGATTACACACAATTATGTTAGTGAAGTTACCAAACATTAAAGATTCTCTCTTTAACTGGTCTACCAACTTACTAAGTCTAGCTTCAACTTCCTCTTGGTCATAATCATTAGCATAGATAGAATATCCAGACACAGATGCACCAATATGCATATCTGATAACCAAATAATCAAATCTCTATCTTCCCTGCCTTTAACAACAGGAGTAAACTTGGGCAGATTTGATACATCAATACCTTCTAACATTCCAGACATATCTTGGAGTTGTTCTTTAAGGTCTTGATTCTCTTTCATGTACTTCCTAAGCTGGGACTCAGTATGCTTAATCTTCTCAGCCTCATAGCTTCTTAAGAAGTCATTCTCCTTCTCTCTAAACTGCATTTCTAACAGCTTATCCTTATCATTCTCTTCAATCACATGAGGAGCAAAGGGAGCTGATGCCTTAGTAATGCTAAATGCTCTAAGTATTCTCTTAAAGTCAGCAAGAGAATAATCTGGGAAGAATCTTGATACCTCCCTTTGTGTAATACCACTACCATAGTTAGAATACAATCTATAAACCATGTTCATTTCATCTCTATTGAATGAACCCAGTATAGGTTGTTTATCTCTTACATAGATAGTGAATAGATATTTAACTATTTTACCTTCGTCATCCCTTTCAATAGTAACCTTAGATGTATCATCCGAATCTAATTCAGAGTCACTATAAACAACTTCATTCCCGAATAAATCTGGAGTAGATTCTTTCTTAGAAGTTCTTAGTCTTGGTCTAGCATCAATTTGCTTGAACAAGTCCATAATGACATTATAATCTTCATCGGGGATTGTTCCAGCTTCTTTAGCTTGTTCTACAGCCTTTCTCTTCATACAGAAATAGCTTGTAGGAAGACCAATCTTCTCTGCATAAGCATTCATACTGATGTTATCTGAGAGTACCGTTTTAAGGTGATTAGTAAGTTTAATAATAGTTTGTTCCTTCATCGTTAGATGTTTAAAATTAGATAGCAGTTACGCCTTTAAAATACATCATCTTGGTAGTTGGCAATCTATTACAAAAAAATAAGGGACTACCTTATTTTCATAAGATAATCCCTTTGATATTTAAAGTTGTAGAAGTCTATTAGGCTTCAACTCCAAAGCAGATGTAAGTTCCTTGTTTAGCACTCTTAGAAGGAGTGTACTTAACTTCAAATGCGCCAACTTCACCCTCAACTACATCCTTGATGTATTTGCAGAAGATGTCGCCTTTGTAATCTTTCTTAGTGTACAATTCCTTAGCTACTTCCTTAGCCTTGTTCTTTGTCTCGAAGTTAGTGAATAGAATTTCACCAGTTGCGGGGTTAATACCTTGATAACCAGTTTTATACTTTCTCTTACCCTTCTCGTTCTTAATATCCTTTACGGTATAAGGACGCTCACGTGTATCAGCAGAACCTGCTTCAAATGTGATTGAACAACCAATACCAGCAGCATACTTAGTGTGCTTTGCTAGATACTCTGCACAGAACTCTTTCAACGCTTTCTCAGCGATTGGTTTACCAGCAGTTTTCCATGCCTGAGTTGCGTCACGGATTACTTGGAATGGTGCTTCTGCGATAGCTTCTTGTTTTGTGAAACCTTTTACTTCTACTTTCTTAAAATTCATTGCTTGCATAATTCAAAATTGTTTAAACATTATTTCATACGTCTAATCTTGTAACTTTCTATAGTACAAAGATACTACTTTAATTGGACATAGCCAAGTAGTCTTAGTATTAAATAATCTAAAATTTGAATTATTATCTCTATATTTCTCTCGGAAATCGTGATACAAAGATACTACATTTTATCTAACTGTCAAACTGGTTCACCTTAAAAAGTGTTAATCAGCAGTTTTAGATAAAATTGACCTAACTATTGTATTATTAGTCAATGCAGTTAGAGTATCATAACTCTCTTCGTAAAACAAATCCTCTCCATTCCTGGACGCAACATCTACATTCTGTAAGATTTGTTGGAATCTCCATTGAGGAAACTTCTCCACCAACTCGGATAGAATCTCAACAATCCTTTGATTTGACTCATACCTTTGAGCAACCTTATCGCCCCAAGATATTCTTACTTCTTCGGACATTAGAAAGGTAAATAAGTATGTAGAATTTCCTTAATCTTCTTAACCATTTCCTTAGAGGTTTTCATATCGAATGTTAGAAACTCATTACAGTGTTTCATCATGTCTGTACAGACAACAGATAATCCTCTAATGAATTTTAAGTCATGTTGTGACTCTTCTCCATCAATAATCTTCATTATTACGAGATAACAAGTTGCATCAGGATTTTTAATCCTTGCTTGCTTAGTAAGGAAACATATAAGGGATATAAGAGCAAATTTACTCCCAATATCACAATTTAAGTTACCTAAACTATAATATTCTCTATAATAATTCTCAAGGTCTTGGTAAGATGGTTCCCATGCTTCCATAAGAAAAGATTCAATCATATAGTTCGCAATATGCCACCCTTTGTAGCAAATCTTTAAATTCTAAGAAACCTTTACGAATTTCACCATTAGTTACTCTAAATACTCCAGCTCTATAGTCTGGAACAGTACATACTAATAGCATATTCGCCATCAGACTAGAAGGCTTTATATTGTATTGCTTCTCTACGTAAGAACGTAGCATCCAAGCGTACATTGCCATCTGTCTATTATAATGGTATTTCTTGAATGAATCACCAAAGTCAATCAACCAGTGTCCAGTAGTCTTAAGGTCATTAAGAACTACTTCATTGGTTTCTGTGTCAATGGTGAAATTATCTAGCTTACCTTTAAGTTTAAGGATTGTTTCCTTACCCTCATGTTCAGCCTTCACATCCATAAATAGAGCTGCTTCGTTCATGGAGATAGGCTCCTCGAACACTCCCTTTGGATGTAATAAATCTTGTACCTCTTTATTAGCCTCAACAGAAGCTAAACAAAGCTGTAACTTCTCTCTTGACTTGGGGTCTAGATAGATTGGCTCAGTACCTAAGTTATTATGCTCAGTCTCCCAATCCCTTCTGTCCCACCAATAGTTAATGCATTTGTCCTTAACATTCTCAATCTTAATACTATCCATTTTTCCTTTATAGTAGTCAATCTTATCTGATGCAGCTATAATATCCTTATCGGATACAACACCCTTATTACTAAGGAATGTCTTATATAGCTCATCCGCCATAGCTCCCATCTTAGCAGTGGGTCTATCAACATTATTAACTACTGCAAATTCTTTAGGTTGTAGCACTAATTCATGGACTGCTGAACCAAACACAAGAGAGTCAGAATATTTAGGATGTTTGCTTAGTCCTTCTTTATAAATTTGAGGACTTCCGTCTTGGTCTGGATTTATTAATGCAAGTTTTGAGTTGCTTATATATCCTGCCCATTTATCACTAAAATATTCTTCGTCACTCATCTCAATGAGTTGTATAGTGTCAAGAAGTGGTATCAGTTTTACATTTCTATGCATATTTCTTCATAAACAGATATGAGTCAATTATCTCATCCTTATTTAGTGAGAATACTTTGAACATAGGAAAGTCTACTGTCTTCTCTGTGTGGAACAATAGTGCTGGTAATCCAGAACTCTGACATTTTAACACATTAGATAGTGAATCATCAATAAAAATATCCACCCTGCCTTTAATCATATCAGCTTTGTTACCCTGCTGATAAGTCATTTGATAGACTGGTCTGTCAGGGAACCCATTACGTCTTAGCCATTCCTTAGTCCATGCTTTATTGTTTACTCGCTTAGTGCAGTACAATTCGGGTATGAAGTCAGGTCTATTCTTAACTTCAAGGTTCAACCAAAAATCTCTGTCTTTACTTAAAATCTGCTGTACATTACGTGTTATGATATGGTCTTCTAACATTTTAGGGTTATTGTCTGTATCAAAATACTTACAATATGCTCCCCAAAAGTCTGCAAGACAATCGTCAATATCAAGCCCTATTCTTAAACCTATGTTCATTGTTAATCTCCTTTTAATGACTTAGAATTCTTCTATGTCATAGATGTTTCCAATTACTATATCTGCTTGAGTGTTTAGAATAGTGATTAAATCCTCCCAATCGGATGGAATATCAATATCCTCATAATCTTCTGTAAAAGCATTTATAAACTTCTGCTGAGCATCAGAGAAGTTCCTTGCACGTACCTTCTCAATCCAGCAATGACCATCCCCATAACATGGGAGTAGGTAAGTTGTCATAAATTTATAACTCTTATTGGTTTTAAGTTGAAAGAACTCGGAGTTATTTGTACCTTATCCTTAGTAAGAATTACATTCTTACTTAACGATTCAGGTGGATAGAGATGTGTCTTTATCTTAGAAGTCTTCAGATACTCTACAAAGTGTGCTCCAAATGCAGCATTCTTTATATCATGTTTCTGAATTATTTCTTCTAAGTATTCAAACACACCAGGTTCAATACCCTTATTGCTTCTACCAGAAGGCATTAAAGGTAACAATACATGATAATAAATACTATCACCATACCTAACTACAGTATCATAGAACTCGTCTACAGAAACCTTATCAGATATAATATGATGAATATTTACATTCGTATTACCCCACGTTAATAGCTTATTAATAGCTCTATGTGCTTGGAGCCTTATGCTAGGATTACCTAGACTAACTGCAACTCCTCCAACATACTCCTTAGTATAGGCAAGGATTTCTCCTCCCTTAACATTGTCTCTAGCTATAATAAGACCATTAGTGGTGTAATTAGGAACTACTCCAGTATTATATACTGTTTCGAGGAACTCACAGAAGTCTGGATGCATAGTAGGCTCTCCAGTAGAACCTATAGCTATTTGGAATGGTTTACTTGTATATAGTATACCATCTTTTAACTCAGATTGATACACATACATCCACTTCTTCCATGTCTCACAGATGTCAGGGTAATTAATACCTCCATGACCTGCTGATACATAACAAAAGTCACACTCAGCATTACATACAGTATTAATACCCACATCATAAAATTCAGCCATATCGGGAGGTAACTCCTTAGCTACTCCAGTACCTACTCGAATAGTCTTCAGGTTAGCCCATATAGCCTTATAATTGTATGCAGGGAACTCTCTTATTTTAGTACCCCAGTTTGTCCAATCTTTCATTCATACTCTATTTTATAGTTATCTTTAAAGTACTTGTCAAGAATTGCTTCTAATCCCTCTTTATAGAACTCCACTGCGTATTCTCCATAAGGCAACCACAATGTAATGATGTTATCTTCCATATGTAGGGTAGGCTCTAAGTCCGAATCTCTACCAGGAAGTATTGGCTTTAGTAGGTCATAGATAGCTTTCAAATCGTCTCCAGTAATAGTACAGAATATCTCCGAAGAGCTATTAGTAATTACATCAGAGAATGACTGAATATTAATCCTTAACAATACGCCCGTCTGCGTCTTTGACTCTTTCATGGTCAGATGCTATACATTTAAAATTCTTAGTTAAGAACTTATCTACATCGCTATACCCATAATCAACTCTAACAACCAGACATCCTTTAGCAACACTTAAAGGTACTTCGAAAACCCAAGCTACGTAGTCCTCCTTAGATTCAAATGGAGTCCCATTCTCATCATATTCATCCCACATATAGGCTTCTCTACAATACTCCTTAAAGTCACTTACCTCAATCCCACAGCACTCTCCTGAATAATATTCTTCATCCTCATGTTCCTTGTGTACTGCCTCTAATGCCTCTTCTAATGCTTTGGCAGTGTAGGAAGTATCAACAATATAAGTTTCAGAAGAACTGTTAGTTATAATATCAGAAAATGACTGAATTGGGATTAAGTAGCACTTAGTTATAGCACGCTTCAACATTAAATAGGTCATTTATTTTGTTCAATATGGCAACATCAGCTGGACTCGCTTCACCTTTAGGAACTATAGACACTTCGGTTGATGGATATCTCCAATCACAGTCAAAGTTTCCAACATATTCCTCAATAGTGGGTAATACATCACCCACAATACCCATATTAACTAATTCTTTATATGCTTCTGAATTACTAATGAAATATCCATTATCATCCTTACGATTCCTAACCTCTTCAATCATACCTAGATATTCTTCATCAATATCAGACCTATCGAGGTAGTCGTTAAAGTAAGAATCAAGCATATCCTCATAGTTAATACTAATGGTGAACAAATCATCACAGGACTTGTCTGAACCACTAATCTTTAAAATTACATTAATAATATCTCTTACTGCATTTACAGTGTATTGAGTAGCCTCTTGATAGACTTCCATACTACTGTTAGTTACTACGTCATTTAAAGATTGTAGTCTAAATTTCATCCTAAGTGTACATTCCAACCATTGAATAAATCTCTAATCTTATCCCAAGTATCATATGGGATACTGTTATCGTCATTGCTTACAACCAATACCTTACCATCCAGTCTTCTCACATCCTCACCCTTACTAACATTCCATACAGTGGGTTCGGGTCCATTGTAGTTCTTCAAGAACTCCTTAGCTACATCTTCAAGAGCATCTTTGAGCCAATAATTATGTCTGCGTAGAGTCTTCCAATCAATGCTACTAACAGCATCGTCCTCTTCCTCTGCAAGAACTCGGTTGATGTCATACGCAACCTTATCCCAATTCTTGTTTAGATACTCAATAAAGGCGTCATGAATAGGTTCTTTATAGCTAGAACTGTAGCCATGTGCTATATACCCATTCCCATAGTCTATAGTGTCAAATGGGTCGAATAAGAAGTCCATTCTTAAATTAAGAAGGTCTTCTTCATCTTCTGGGTCTTTGAACCATCCATTAGCTATACTGAAGATAGTACCTGGATAACTCCAATCATCCTCAATTTCACCACTGCGGAGTTTCTTTCTCCACTCACGAAAGTCCTTTAACGAAAAAACCTCTGGATGTCTAAACCCAGAGGTAAATGTGTTGAGGATAGTATTGACTTCCTCACACGTCTTTCCAGTCTCCAAGATAAATACCTCGGATGAGCTATTAGTAATCAAATCACTAACAGACTGTACTGGTATTACTAATATGTTCATAGCTTTAATTCTTTCTTATTAAATCATAGAAGAATTCTTTGGACATCATTACATACTGTCCATCAGAAGCCATATTGACCTCTTTGTCAATTTGTTTATTCCATACTATCACTAATGGTCTATCCTTACGAGGACACGATTTAATGATTTCTGAAATCGAAGGAGTATTCTTGGTACATTTACACTGTACATAACAAGGTAAGTGGTCTATAGTTTCTGCTATATCAATCTTGTCATTATCTAAGTTCTTAGATTCTGACCTAGCTGATTTTAGTCCAGCATATCCTAGTTCTGTGAGTTCCTTAATAATCTTCAACTCATAATTGTTTCCTTTACGTCTGGCATATGCGCCATTACGTTTCTTCTTAGGTTTCTCTGCTACTTCTTCTGGCATATTCTATTAATTCTAAAGTTTTCTCTCGTCCATACATCTTATGAAAGTCTGATATATCTTTGGCTCCATAACTACGAGGAATCCACATACATTCTACATCAAATGACTTTCTAATCTTATTCATGTTATGAAGACCAGTTAAGTCATTGTCATAGAATACAATAATCCTCTTAAATCTACTCTTCAATTTAGAGAATTGACTTTCAGTTAGGAATAGATTCTCAGAATTGGGAGCAATAGCTGTAATTCCGAGAGAATATAATGTCATAACATCCTTTAGACTCTTAGTTATTACTAAGACATCATCTTCTTTAGGAAGTTGTTTAGCACCCTGTAAGAGGAAAGATTTCCAATTAGATAGAAATCTCAATTCATGCTTCTTATTAAAAGGGAAGTAGATTCTCCACAATTCTGTTTCGTTCTCATTCTTACCCCTATAATATCCAAATATTGGACAACTCTTAGTAGATGTTGTAAAGAAATTGCCATTTAGAAATACGGTCTTACAAGAGAAGACCCTAAATTTCTTTAGAATCTTCTCTGTAATACCAAATTGCATCCACCATTCAAGTTCTTCTTTAGAGAACTCTTGAATTTCTACCTGTATATTAGCTTCCTTACACTCTTTGAGTTCATTCGTACTAATAGTAACAGGTTTAGGATTCTTTTTAAGTTTAGGATGTTTAATGTAACCAAAGTCATTGGCAATCATTCTCAATGCTTTATAATAGGTTAGTCCATACTTGTACATAACCACACTAATAAAATTACCATAAAATGCACCACTAAAGTCCTTCAGAACAATATCTCCACTCTTGTTCCTGTAAAAGGAGCAGGTGGGATTATTGTCTGCTCTCAAAGGAGATTTAAATAGACCTTTTTTAACAGGTATACCTAAATAATATTCGAGATATGTTTCTTGAGATGCTCTGTCTAATAAATATTGTTTAGTAATCGTAGGTTCAAATTCAAGTTTCATATTAATTCATATGGTTTGTATTAGAACCACAAAGTTACTAACTATTTATTATACTTCAAAATCCAAGTCTTCGTTACCTGCTGCTGTATCGTCAGTAGCATCTACGTCATCTTTTACAGCTGTAGGTTTAGCGTTCTTCTGCTCGTTCATCTTCCTAACCTCATAGTCAGAGAATGCTACAGTATCACCCAACCAGTTGTTGTTGATATAAGCATCACCTTCCTTGTTAATACCAACGAAGCTAGGTAGAGATGCATAACCTTTGCTGTTACCAATCAGCTTCAACTTGGTCTGTTTGTTTACAGACTTAGCCAGAGCCTTATTCATGATTTCAATCAACTTTTCAAAATCGTCAGGCAATGTAAGACCAGAAACAGCCTTAACAAACTTCTCCATCATTTCAGGAGCAAGATTTGTCATTACATGAGATACAGTGAACTGAAGTTGTTCCAAAGCAGAAGGCAACTCCCACTTCTTACCACCAGTTTCACCAGTTACACGCTCGTTACCACCGTCACCAGGACAGAAGATAAGAGGTTCGAAGATTCCTTCCTCGCCAGAGAACTTAATCTTCATTGCTTCCCACTCGTTACCTTCTTTGTTTGTGCCCTTAGCCAGCTCGATACCTTTGAATACTACATCATAGATACCCCATGCTTTCAGTCTTACTACTGCTGTGCCTTTAACGTTATTTAGATTGAATGTCATTCCTGCCATAATATTAAAAATTAAATTTCAAATGATAAGTCATCAATCTCGTATGCTTCATCATTATCTAGGCTTGTGTCCAATGGTAAATCCTCCACTGGGTTTTCATCTTCTTTAATCTTAATATTATTATCTTTTATTTCTTCTTCAGACCTGTCCTTGTTACCAATTAACACGAACAAACCATCATGTCCTTTCCACGGAGTTACAGTAAATGTATCTCCATATTTAGACAATAAGTCGTTTGCATTGCCTCTACAACTTACTGTAAGGCTCTTAGTTAACTTGTTACCAGACTTGGTCTTCCAAGCAGTATCAGTTCCTATAATAGGGAACATCAATCCACCTTTCTCAATAGGCTGATACTTAATATCCAACCTATTCTCCCATTCCACACCCATTAAGGATGCGGCTGCCTTATTAAGGACATATTTGTTAGACTCCAAGGTAATCTGAGGTTCAGCAGAATCCTCTGCTTCCTCAGCCTTAGTGCTTGTCTTCTGAGCTTTCTCTTTAACTTGCTCCTGCTTTAGAAGTACACACTCCTTAGTATCAGGATTATAGTCAAAGGTAATCATCATTTTTATAATCATTCCTCGTCGTTGTTATAAGCATCAATTACCTTAATAATCTCGTTCAAGTCATTGTCAATTAACAAATCATCGAACATACCCATCGGAGTCTTTGCTACACACTCTCCGTCAGTATTAGTAAGGAATTTATACTCCATTCTGCCAGAATCACCTTCTTGTACCTTAGTAAAGAATACATAAGTGAACAGACCTTCCAGAGTTACTTTCTCTGCCAATAACTTACCAATAGTCTTGATTGAATATTTAGGATTCATGGCATCACCGACATTCTCACTGTGAGTAAGGAATATCATTTTGCAATCATCCCTCATAGATTCTGAATACCTAAGTACTTCCATAGCGTGCTGAGCTAACTCAGTAAACTTAGTATAACCTACTTCAGTTGCCCTATCAACAAACTCATAACTCAACATATACTGCCAGTCATCAATGATAACTTGCTTAATGTGAGGCATCTTTAGATTAACAATCTTCAAGATGTTAATGATTTTGTCATATTTAGAACTAACATAGTAGTTACCAACCCATTCAGAGCCCTCCTTCTTAATCTCTTTATATTTCTTCTTATATCCTTTAAAAGGCAAGGGCTTACCAGTAGTAGAAATCAAGAAGGTTTCTTCTGGGTTTAAATTTCTTAAACAAGTACTCTTACCAGTACCACTTTCACCAACAATCGCAATAGTTTCTGCTGCCATTTACTATAGAACTAAAGTCATTTTTGAACTAGAATCTTGTTGTTCTTCTTGAGTAATCTCTTGGCATGAATCTTCTAATGAATCGGTAAGTAACCAATCTGGGGTTAGATACTTATCATAGTTTGTAATCTTGGTTGCAATCGGAAGCTCTTTAAATAATCCAGTCTTACCATAGAATCCGAGACCTACAGCAATGTCTGCTGCACCCCATCTATTCTTTAATACTACTGCACTTCTAAAGTTCTCTCCAATTTGTTTTATGTCATATCCTCTATATGAAGACATCTTCTCTCTAAAAGGATAAAATAATGCTAATACTATGTTGGCATCCTCTGCTGGATTACCAGTTCCCTTTAAATCGTCTAACTGAAGTTCTTGGAAGTTTAACTTCCTTCTCTCCACATTAGAGGAACCTCTATTTACCTGCATTACCACTACAGGACTAATCTTACATTTATTTCTAAACGAAACTAATGAAGAAGACATAGCATCCATTTCATCTTTCTTAGTATTACCAATAGAAGGTCTAGCTAAACCAATATGGTCTAGAATAACTAATATGATGTGATTGGGTCTAAACAGAGTATATGTATCACCCTGGAATTTACCAAACTGCTTTAGGGATTCCATAAGGAAGTCTACCATGCGCTGGTTATTCAAAGGCTTATCATATATTATCATGTGAGATTCAATCTTATCAAGCATCTCTAAGGATTGACATACTAATTCATAGTCCATATCGGACAGAGTTGTGTCTTTACTTCTAGAAAGTAGTTCTTTAAAGGATAATTCAACACCAAATGTTTCATATATATAGATAGATAGAATCTTGCCAAGCAGTTGCTCAGCAGTCATTTCTAAACTGAAATATATAATATGAAAATCTGGATTGTCAATATTCTCCATTATAGGCTTATAGATGAATGAATGTAATGCAAAAGAAGTCTTACCAGAGCCAGTACCACCAGCTATTAAGTAATATGTCTCTTGTGCTACACCATCCACAAATCTCTCTAGTTTAGGAAGACCCATTGATAAGGCATGGTTTTCACCCTTTCTACCTCTATCAATTAACTCCTTTAAATTCCTAGTTATTCTACCCATTAAATACTCTTGATGGTATCAAACCTCATAGTCCCATCTCCATTCTTAAGCTCTGCAATATTCTGCCAGATTTTACTTATCATAAAGTCAGCAATATTCATGTTAAGAAGATTACAGTTGTTATCCTTAGCCCACCTAATGAGTTCCAATACTTCATTGTGCTTATCCTGCTTCCAGCCTATAGATTTACCATAGGCATAATAAAACTCTTCCTCTGTGCTGAATTTCTTAGCCCAGTTATTTAACGGAACTTCCACTCCATTAATTAGTCCATTATGAGGATAAGTCATTAAGAACTCTGCGCCTAAATCACCACTAAACTTCCTATAGTTATTAAGAAAGTTCTGGTTGAATATAACACATTCAGGGTCAAACTTCTGACCCTTATCAGGAACCTTATACTGTTTAGTAATGATTCCCTTAGCCTGGAGACTTAATAATAAATCTCTAAGATTGGTTCTAGTTACAGGCATAGTAAAATACTTAACTAGATATTCTTTATGCCCTTCTTCTATGCTAGCTAGAAATAATAAATCAATTAGTAAGACCTCTTCTGCTGTTAGTCTATACTTCTCCATCATTACTAATTGATTGTCTACTGTTAAACTTAGTTTTTCCAATTAAATAAATCATTAGCCAATAACTAACAATCTACTAACTGTAAAGTGTTTATTCTGATTTCTCAGCGTTGCCAATTACATACGGGTCTAAGAACTCCTTCTCTAGCATATATCGCCTTTCCTCCACTTGTGGTATAGAAATCATCTTCTCAGTAAGTCCTTTGACTTTCGGAGACATATCGTTATACCTGTCCATGAATTTATTAAGAATAAGGAGTTCTAACATTCTCTCTGTTGTCATCTTATTAACGTGTTAAGAGTACAAAGATACTAAAAATCTCTTAAATTACCAAATGAATCTACACAAACTTTAAGCTACGTAATAGCTTATTGCAGTCTATGCTCTTACCTTGAAAGTCTGCCGTTATGGCTCTGATGTATCTGCCAGCTGCACACAGTTCCAATAGGTGTAGGAATTGTATAGCATCGACTTTAACTTCAACCACATTGTCAGACTGTTCATAATAGGTTACATTGAACATTAGAATCTAAACATCATTTTAGTTTGCTTCTTCTTCTTAGGATTAAATGGTCTTCCCTCAAGGACATCTATAAGATTCTCCTCACTAATAGGGATATATCTTCCAGTACTGGTAGATTTCCTAAACCATTCCTCCTCTACAGTCCCTTTAAGGACTAAGGTGAATACTTCAGCAACCTTGCCCTCCTTTTGACGGATAACTCGACCAACTCTCTGTTTCTTAGTAGTAGAACTACTATTGAAGCCTAATATAACTGACACACTGATGTCGGGACAATTAAATCCCTCATTCAGTTTCATAACAGTGTTTAGTACACCACCATCCTGCTGTACAAACTCTTGTAAATTCATCCTGCCTTTCTTGACAGAATCTTTACCAGAATACACGGCACCATACTTAATCTTTTCAGCCATAGCTACAGTAGCACTAAAAGTTATACACTTCTTGTCCTGTCTGTTCTCCAAGATTAAGTTAGTAAGTTCAATTTTCTTAGGATGATTATATATGTATTTCTTACGAGCCTGTAAGGTTCTACTAAAGCCCATAGCATGAACTAAAATCTGCTTATTAACAGTTTTAAAGTCCTCACTCTGGTCTTCTCTACATCTCTCTTTAGCTAACTCAGACCTTCTCTTCCAATCAGTTGCACACTTCATGGCTAGATTAAAGTCATAGTTAAAGTAGGAGAAATGTTCATAAAACTCTTTATTGACCTCTTTATAGACATCAATATCTTCTGGCTCAATAAGTACCTCATATTCTCGATAATCGGCAAGCCACTTATTTTCTATGGCTTCTTCTACAGAAATGGTATCCACAATAGGACACTTCTTACTTATAATTTCATCTTTACCATCCAATCTCTCAAAGGTCGCAGTTAACCCTAAGATTATTGTATATTGGACGTTTTTAAATATGTTCAGCAGTGTAGGTGCTCCCACTTTATGAATTTCATCAATTACTAGTAAAGTACAACTATACTTATTAACTGATGTATCATTCATGGTCTTAACTGAGCACTGTTGGAATAAGTTCCAATCAATTAGTTCCTGATTCCATTGTCTTTGAATAGGTTCACTTGGGACAACTATAATAACAGACTTAGTTGGATTCTTCTTAAGAAATCTACTTATAGCCATTAGTCCGCCTCTAGTTTTACCTACTCCAGTAGCCCAATTCAAGGTCCCACACAACTTGTTATCTACCCATCGTTGAACACCTTGTTCCTGGCGTTCCGTTCTACTTAGATTTCCAAACAAGTCTGCCATATACTATCAATTTTACCCTTGAATTTACTCTTTAATTCTATTGATAGTTATGTAAACAAAACTCCTATAATGAGTGAGTAAAACTCAGGAGTATATATGTAGAACCAATATAGATGAGTGTGAGCATTAAAGAGTATATCCTTTAGCTTCACAAACCTTCTTAATTTGGTTCTTACGAGTCTCCCACTGGTTGATGTGGAACTTAACCTCATCCTCCAAAGAGAATAGGATTCTGTTCCTCAATGTTTCCAGTTGAGAAGTAGTAAGTTCAGAGTATTTCTTACTCTTAAGGTTTACCATAGCACGCAGTTGAGTGAATGATAGACCTTTCGGTGTCATATACAGGTTTGCAGTAGGGTTAAGACCGAGACGTTCTTTGGCTACTTCAGCCTTCTCACGATATTCTCCACTTGCAGTCTTCTCAGTCAAGTCTTTAGATTCCTGCTGTGTAAACCATAGACCTTGTTTTAAGATAAATGTTAATGTAATGTGCTGCTTGTTAAATTTACCCAACTTATCAAGACAGCCTTCGAGGACTAATTCAATAGGAAGTCTCGCGAACTCCACAGGACAGTCCCCAACCAAAGCCTCAGAGATGAATGTTTCCTTGGTATCAATACCTTTGTTATTATCAAGGAACACTCTCAACGAGGGTAAGAACGTAAATCTTGGAATACCTCTATCTTGCTCTAACCAGCGAAGGAATAACTCAGTATTACATCTTTCTCTTTGGTCTTTAATAATGTCCAACAGAACATATCGACCTGGATATTCTTTGCTGTCATTATACAGCATAGATTCGCAGTGGTTATAGAACGTTCTTAGTTCTTTGTCTGAACAATCAACAAGTCTCTTTTCCTCTTGTACGAGTTGTCCATTTACTTCGACCTTGCGACCTTTCCATACGAAAGTGTTAATGTCATTATTCTTCTTAGCAATAGCGGCAGCCAATTTTTCCTTCATCATATTGTTATTCTATATTATGTCTTTATCATATAAAATAATCTCTTTATTCGTTCATCTATCTATTTACAATATTAAATCTGATTCCGCTGGTTTCTCATAAACAAAGTCCATAAAATAAACTCCAGTAAAGCGGTAAGGTACTTTCTGACCTGTTAAAGAGTCATACCAAGTATCCTCACCAGCTATTACTTCATTGTACTTTAAAAACCCAACATCACCTATCTTGAGAACTGGAGATTCCCACCTAGGTAATCGGGTTACCATTTCATAAGTCCCATTAGCTAAATTTTGGAAGACATAGATTATATAACCACCTACATCTTCTCGTAAGGTTATCAACTTGGCATGGATTGTTTCCATTTACAGATACATTACTCCTACTCGTTCGTCGTAAGGAATGTTATCAGTAGCAGTCTCTACAGCCAACCATTCACACTCCTCAATTGGATAACCATATTCCTTGGCATCCATTTCAGAGATTTCCTGAGCATAGAGTTCAGCTTCCAATAAGGATTCAAAGTTACCAGTTTCCTGATAATCTATCCTTCCCCTACGTCCAGAGTAGATGTTACATTCTATCATAATGATAAGAATTTATAATTAATCTTCCTTATCTTTGTATTTCCTACAACCGTATTTGGCATAATCACAAGTTTTGTCCTCTTGACCTCTGAAACAGGGGTATTTAGCACACTCCTTGCACGTACGCTCTGGATGTTGATATCTAACTCCATCCTTGTCTTTATCGAAGGAACTACTTAGTTGCTTTGCCATTGAATACCTGAGTCTAAGTATGAACTAGCAGACTCTTTAGCTATTACCAGATAATACGATTATACTAACCTCTTAAATGGGATTATAATTTTGTCCTCGACCCATTGTGCAAAGTTCTTATGATTACAGCCGAGTGCAAACATAACTACATAAATAGCTATCTTAGGCACTCCGAATGCTGAAAGAAGAACACATATAACAACGGCAGCTATTAAAGCTATAAGGTTCTTACCCTTAAAAATGTCTGTGAAATTCATACTTGTCATTTTAACAGTTTAATAATCTTGTTTGATATCCAATCTAAGTTCGCTATCACATTCAGTATTAGTAATACCAATAGGAGGTCTGGGATAGTAAATAAAAACTGTATAACAGCTATGAACAATAAAACCATTGCTCCTACTGCATACTTCACTTCAGTAGTAGTGTTATTAGAAGGACTGCACTAACAGTAACCCCACCAACCGTTAAACCCTTATAGAGTTTCTTCTTGGATTCAAGCTTATCAATCTCTCTAAGTTGATTCTGCATTACTTGCTCAGAAGCTTGTGCATGAAGCATAAGTCTTTTAACCTGTGCATTCCTTACAGAGTCAGTCTTTTCATAAGAGTTAATCAAACTTTCATAAGATGTTAATTGCTTCTTAAGCTCTGGAATTTCCAGTTTTAACTTCTTATGTTCCAAGAATATTAGATTGGTTGCCTTTAACTGTTGAGGCGTAATTACTACTAATGAATCATTTACCAACTTCGGATAGATATTCTGTGAAGAACACCACATCATCGGCAATAGACTGATTAGTAATATCAGTAAGCTCTTTTTCATACCAATGTTCAATTACATCAACCTTAACTTTAGAGGAATCTATTACATTATGTAAAGAATCTCTCTCAAGTTCGAGCAAACTTATTTCACTATTTAAAGAGTCAATATGATTAACCAACTCTTCATAGTTAGGTATAGGTTCCTTAGTTGGAGTCAACCACGTCCAAGCTAATACTCCTATAAGGCATAGAATTACTAGCCACAGTAACTTTTTACTCACCAAGTACGTAGTTTACTGCTTCAGCCATCTTCTCCATTTCCTCATCAGTTGCTTCTGTAAGGTAATTGAATGTAGTTTCGGCTTCTCCACTGAGAGTATCAATATAACTCTCAATTCTTGTGCTTCTATGATACTTTTCAGCATCCTTATCGTATCCAGCCAAATAGCGACCTGGATTTGCTTTGAAATACTCAGCTTCTTGTTGAAGCAATGCCTTAACCATTGTTTCATTAATCAGCCCAGCATCAACGGCATATAGCGCGTGATTACGATATTTCATAGCCTTACCCTCTGCGATAGTCTTACCAAGAGTTTCGTTAAACTCATCATCAGGGCGGCATACTGACACACCGATAGACAACACTTTCATGTCATTATCAATAGGTTCACCATCCTCTTCGATGTAAACTTCTGGCTCACCATGTAGGCTAACAGCAGCCATCACGAATTGACGTTCTTCACCAGTAAAGTCCTTAAAGCTGTCTACGATATATTCTACCTTTTTCATATTAATGTAAATTATAAGATATTTTCTAAAGCTAATCTTTGTAGTTCAATAATCTTATGCTTTACGAGATGGCTGTAAACTATCAGGATTACGATAGAAGGCTAATATAGTGGACTGCTTACGCAACCATGAACCTTCCTCTCTAGCCATATCCAGAATAGTCCTACTAATGGACTCTTCTTCTACTTGTTCTTTAACAAGGCGACCTTCGTCTTCATCCTCACCATTTAACCACTGGAACGTAGCCCAATCACCCTCTTTCTGAGCTTGGTCTACAATCTTATTAATACCCATAGTGGTTTCAATTTCTCTATCTACAGTAGCAGCAAAAGGCATAACTCTATTAACTATGTTTACCTTAATAGCTGGAACTGGTGGATACTGAAACAGGGCATCATTAGTAGTTAGATACTTATAAATCCACTCATGGTGAAGATACTCCTCAGCTGCTCTACCAAGCCAGTAGGTAGCTAATTTAGGCAACCCTTCTACATCGAAATAGTTAGCAAAGGTTCTATACAGACTATGGTTAGCCAATTCAGCAGACATCTGCTTTACTAACATTTCAACCATAACACTTGACAATGTACACTTACGTCTACTTTCATCAATTACCTTCTCTGTATATCGCATTGTAGATATTGCATCTACGGTTTGAACACCCTGCTTAGTTTCTTTTTGTTCTGGATTTCCTTGTGCGTCTAGTACTCTCATCAGTAACTAATTTAAAGTTGTTTTGCATCAAGTAATCTAGAGGTGCTGATAGCCAAGTAATAAACTTAACTAATCTATAATCTTCCACCTTCTTACTAATAGTTTCCTTCTTAATAGTTAAAGGTGTGTCAGCTGCATAGAACTGACTTCCTATACACTCAGCCCTATCTTTCCATATCTTATATAAAGATACTTCATATAGGAACCTAGGATATTCTGTCAGCTTATACTGCTTGTTTGAGTAGACGTTCTGGGTCGATTTCTTTACCATTCCAGAATGCTCTCACAATAGAGCTGTGTTCGCTCTTGTACTTACTCAACAGATAAGGTATATCTGTTTCTGGGCAGTCATGACGATAAGTTGTCTTATCCAATCCTTTAACATTGACAATAAGACGACCTTTAAATTGTGATGTTATTACAGGAGGCATCCAACGTGAATTAGGAGCTGGGAAACGACGTTGCTTCTTCCAAGCCTTACGTTCTTTCTCAGTCTTAGTCCACACAGATGGGTCGCGAGGTGTTACAAATGGATTACGGATTCCTAACGCAACCATTTCTGCGTCATTGTTTACATCAACTCTTTTATCCTCTTCCTTCTTTTTCTCTTCTTTCTTCATTTTACTAAACGAATTAGAGTTACACATTATAATTTGATTACACTACCACAAATAGTACACTTGTAGATTTTGTTCTCTGCATCGTATAGAGTATGCGTTGTTGGTAAACCACACCTACCACAATCCAGTGTCTTTACTGACTGTACGCGTCTTGTGCCCTTCTTAGGAGCTTTCTTAATTGAAGCCATAATTATGATTTTAAAGATTTAGCTAGCTTAGAGTCAGATACCATCTTCTCTGCTAAAGAAGAATTTAGTAACTCTTCCAATCTCTTTACTTCTTCCTTATAATCTTGTACGTACTCTGAAAGAGTACCAACATCTCTCTTATTAGCTATTCTGTGATGAACTACTCTTCTAATACAGGTTTCTAAAGGCATGCCATATCCAGCGTTCTTAAATTCCTGACGCTCTGGTTTACCTTTAGGTCTAACTGTATATAGTAATTCTAAATCCCAGAAATAATCACTAACTTCAGATGTTAACCTAAAATCAGCTTCCTCGATAACCATATTTATTCTACAGGTTAAATTGTTTCATTATTATGTCCATATGGGCATAATGTACATCTCTAAGAGTTCCCTTCTTGTATTCTAGATATTCCCTTGCACTCATAGGTTCTTGAGGTTTAGTTAACCGACAACATTCCCAATCAATAACTGCTTCTTCATAATTACATTCCCAAGCAGCTTTATGGTTCTGGATATGATGTTTGTTGATAGCTCTATGTATCTTCTTGATTCTCTTAGTGCCTAACCAAGGGATAAGAATGTACATAAGAACTTTATCTAAATCATGAAACTTATACTTATAATAGCCAATATACTTCTTCTCAGTTCTGAGGAAGGCAGCATAATGTCTAAGAGTATACGGAATGTGTTTCCAAGAGTCTATAATATTCTGTATAATCATTGCAAGTTGTTCATTTCGACTACAATGTCGTTGTTTACTTTCTTAATAGCCTGACTAAAATTATTCATTTTATCTTTCATCTTAGCTTTAAGTGCTAATATGGAAGCCTTCAGGTTATTAATCTCAGAATTTAGACTTGACTCCTTCTGTTGAAATTCCTTTTTCATTTCCACTCTAAATTTGAGGTGGTCTGGAAGGATTGAATAAAGGGAAATAAAGCTCTCTAAAACCTTTAACAACTCTTTATACTTAACAACTTTAGTAGTCTTATCTATTACTAGTACATATGAATCACAATCGTTACCTGGTAAAACATTGATATACTTATCAGAGATAGTATTCTGCCTGCCAAGATGGTCTCCAAGTCTAACTGTAATTGGAAATCCAGATAACTGAAAGTATTCTGAATTTGTATCTCCAACCTGCTCTACTTGAATAAACTCCTTCTTAGTTAGCCATGCCTTAACTTTACTTAGTCCCTTCACTTATTGACTTTTCAGTTACTTTACCACGTATCTACAAAAAATAAGGGTCAACCCATCTACATATGTAGACAGCATTGACCCTTAGTACTATTGTATGGAGTCGTTGGGAGCCAGAGACTCCAAGTAGCGATTTACTGCTTTCATTGCATTGTCAGGGATTCTTTGCACTTCTTCACTATGATTTACATAATGTAAAGTTGCACCTACGCCAAAGATGGCATAGCATTGGTTTGTTGATGGAGTAAGTACACATAACACTACTGCTATTGCAGTAGGTATTACAAAGTGTTTCCTCCTCACACCAGATTTCTTTACACCTTTAGCCACGCAAACGTCCGTACTGCACCTATCGCACTGAGAACTACATACTGACATAAAGAATAAGATAACTGATACAATTAAACCAACAATTGAAAAAACCATTAACAATGTATGAACAGAGTCAGCAATACTACATAAGTATAATACCCAATATTCCATACTATTTGAAAATTTTGCTTAATTGATAAGCCAACTCTCTAACAACCGTAACTACAGAAGTACCAGCTAAAATCAAACCCCAAGTCTCCATAGAGAGAGGTTCGGTTCTAAACATAGCACCACCATATTGAACGATTAAGAATTGACCGACGAGAATAACTAAAGCTATGCCAGCGAATGCTGGATTCTTTAGTAAGCCATCAAAGATACTTCTCCTTTGTCCGAACACTCTAGCATTGAACAGATTCCACCATTGTAACAACACAAATATTGTGAAGAACTCTGTTAGAGATACTGCTTTAGTATAGAGTAAAGTGACTAAGAATATGAAGAATATAATACCAACTCCAAAGATTTCACACCACATTTTCTTAGTGATAATGAATGCCTTAGGACTTCTTGGTTTATCCTTCATAACTGCATCATTGGCTGGTTCAGTTGCCAAAGCTAATGCAGCGAATGTATCCATGATTAAATTAACCCATAACATCTGAGTAACAGTGAAGGGTAGGTCTACTCCAATAAACGGACCAATACAAGCTATAAGAATAGCTACTACGTTAATGGTCAATTGGAATAGAATGAAGTGCTGTATGTTCTTATACAGACTTCTTCCCCACTTCACTCCTAAGATGATAGATGGGAATGAATTGTCGAGCAGGATAATGTCAGCAGCCTCTTTAGCTACATCAGTACCATTATTCATGGCTATACCTACTTCGGCATGGTTTAGGGCTGGGGCATCATTAGTTCCATCACCAGTCATAGCAACTACCTCTCCCATTTGTTGGAAACGAGTTACCAGAGTTTGTTTATCCTCTGGTTTGGTACGAGCAAACACATCTACTATTCGTAGAGGGTTTACTTGCTCTCCAATATCACTGCCCAACATTGCCACTGGTACGAAGTTGTCACTTATTCCTGCCTGTCTCGCTATTTTAGCGGCTGTAGCTGGATTGTCACCAGTAATGATTTTAACTTTGATACCAGCCTCTTTAGCAGCTTTAACTGCATCTGGTACATCCTCACGGATTGGGTCTTCAATAGCCATGAATCCGTTATAGGTGAAGCCATTCAGTTTCTGAGCATCTTCTAAAGTCATAGATTCTTTATAAGCAAAGCCTATAACTCGTCTACCTTTGTTCTGCTCTTCTACTTCTCCTTCAATGTCAGTAGCATTACACATACCTCTGACTACTTCAGGAGCACCCTTTACCAGGGATATAAAGGCATCATCTTGTTTAACAACAGACATCATGAACTTAGTCTTACTTGAGAAATCCAGTCTGAACACTGGGGAGTTGTCTCTCCTTATATCATCAAGTAAATCACCTGCATCCATATGCTTAATTATAGCACCTTCTGTAGGATTACCAATAGTCTTATCTCCATCTACATATGCTGTAGAATTTGCTAAGGTATTGATAGTGATATATGCCCTATTAGGCATTACCTCATTTACAACCTTCATCTTATTCTCTGTTAGAGTGCCCGTTTTATCGGTTAGAATAAGAGTAGTTGCTCCGAGAGTTTCACAAGCGTGCATCTTACGAACTAAGTTGTTAGCCTTAGACATTCTCTTCATAGAGTATGCTAGAGCTAAGGTAACTGCCATAGGTAATCCTTCTGGAACTGCAACTACAATTAATGCAACTGCAATCATTAAGAAGGATAACAAATCGTTAGTAATCTGCATCCAGTCTTGTCCTACATAGGCTTGTTCTATAAAGAAGTATCTTACCAATAAGGCAAGAATAAGGAAACCAGCAGCACCAAATGCAATCTTATTGATTAGGTTGGCTAAACCATTAAGCTGCTTGTTTAGTGGAGTCTCTGTATCAGTAATCTCAGCAGCTTTACGAGCTGTCTGCCCAAATGCAGTATTATCACCTACAGCATTAACTACACCTACTACAGAACCTTCTTCGATGATAGTTCCTTTCAGTAATAGCCATGATGGGTAAGTTGCATTCAGTTCACCTTCCTCTTTAGGTTGTTTAGTAACAGCCTTAGATTCTCCAGTTAAAACAGACTCATTGACTTTTAGATTGTGAGATTCATAAGCTGTAACATCAGCGGGGATTTCCTCGCCAGCTGCTAGCAACACTACATCATCTACAACTAGGTCTTTACGAGCTACTTGAGTTACTATACCATTTCGCCTTACTTTGACAAGTGTATCATCAGAACTTGTAGTCAGCACATCAAATTTCTTAGATGCACTATACTCATTTATAAAACCAATAGTTACCGCTAATAATATAGCAGCTATAATTCCTATGGGTTCAAGGTATTCTGATTTAATAACCCCTAGTATCAGTGCAATAATTGCAGCAACACTCAGTATTTGAATTAAGGGGTCTTTGAACTTCTCAAAGAAAAGTACATACCAAGGGTCTCTCTTAGGTGGGGTTAGTATATTAGAGCCGTGACATTCTCTACTATGATTAACCTCAGCATCTGTCAAGCCCTTTAACAATTCTATATTCATCTTTAAGTTATTTAATTATTAAAAGGTGGACAGTTATGCCCACCCGTGAGAAGTGTTTTTTAGTCTTCTTCAAAGAAGACAGGGAAAGCTTCTACAAGGATACTCGGAACCTCATGTCCTTCTAGACCCCACTCATTGATAGATTCCAACAGTTCAGCTTCAGCGTCGTCGATGTCCGCATCCTCACTGATTTTGTCAATCAGGAATTGAGCTTCTTCCTCATCAATCTGACCATCAGCCAGTAGCCATGCCATTACTGCTTCAGCGAAGAATGAATTAAATTCACAGGTAGTACAATCCTGGGAATCTTTCTTGTCCCACAGCATTTCTACTTCTTCCTTTGTTACCACTCCGTCCGCCATAACTTCCTTGCGGAGTTCTTCTACATTTACACTTTCTTTACACATAGTTGTAAGTGTTTAATAATTAAATAAAATTGGGTAATACCCTTTCGATTTCTCCTATAGATTGCCAAGAGCCTGTGTTACCAAGAGCCTTGAACTTCCACTCTCCATCCTTACGATAAGCATATCCTAAGATGATAGCTTCACGACCAACGAATGTTGTATCAGGGTCATTACTATCGTTGTCAAGGTTATACTTAGCTAATACGTTAGGATTAGAGTTTGGACGGGTTACAGGACGCCCGTCAGCTGTTGTATAGATTCGTAATCCCATATAAGGAATCTTATCGAATCTTTGGTGACGATATGAATTGAGGATGAAAGCAACATACTCAACTTCAGGTCTGATTCTATCTAGTTCTACTGAGATAGTTTCATTATCCATTCCGTCGTCTCCGTCAGTATCACCTACCAAATCATCACCAGAGTGATGGATTGCTCTGTCACTTGAGTCTTTATGACCAAAGTAGACAGTTTCAAGCTTACGCTTACTAGCATCCATAAGAACTACAGAAGCATCAAGGTCTACAGCCTCAGTACCTCCACCAAAACCTAAGAAACCACCAGATTTGATAGCTCCCCAGTTTGCTCCAAAGAATACTTTAGATAACTTATTACCGTTATCGTCCTTTGACAGATTGACTCTGCCACCCTTAGATAGATTTATCATAGCTTATAAATCCTTTGGACCAGCATCAATACCGTAACCAGCCAGAATGTCGCACAACAGCACTGACTGATAGTTACCTTTACCTTCATTCACAGCCTGGAACTTCCAGCTACCGTCCTTACGATACAGCTTACAGAATACTAATGCTCTATCCATAGAAGCATCTTCTTCCAAGTCATACTTAGCAAGGATGTGGTTGCCTTCTGCACCTTCATACAGGTTCACCTTAGCATTGTGAACCATACCGAAGTTCTGCTGACGGTTCTTAGCATCGTGAATGTTTACTAAGATAACAACTTCTTGCACCTCGGCGGGAACCTTAGTAGTGTCGATAGTGATAGTTTCATCATCACCGTCACCAGCACCAGTTCTGTTATCACCAGAATGCTTTACAGACTTAGAAGGGTCTTCCAAGTTACCATAGAACACCATGTTGTTATCACTGAGGACTTTACCATCAGCTTTCAACATCAATGCCATAGCATCCAAGTCAAATTCTTTACCAGGTTGTGCTGCGTCCCAGCCCAAACCAATTCTAAACACACTAGCTGTGGACTCCTTAGAAAGGTCAATGCGTCCACCTTTTTGCAAGTTAATTGCCATAATGTAATTAAGTTATTAAAGTTAATTGAAGGACTATCCTTCAAACACAGACGATTTAACGCCTTTTCGTTTCCAGCTAAGATAGAGTTGAGGAGTTTCAATTCTCTCATCTACTGAGCTGTCCAAGACAAAACAATTAAATCCTAAATTAGTATAATACTCAGCTAAGTACTCTCCTAATTCAGGAATGTTCTCGTCCAGGTCGAATACCAAACTATATTCGTTTCTAGCAGATTTAGCTTGCATTAAGCTAGCTATTTCTTCTATACACTTCTTATGTAAGGTATCTCTATCAAGTTTTAATCCATATTTAGTGATTGTATAAGCATCTAAGGCACTAAGTGGCTTAGGCTTGGGAAACCACTTATCCCTAAGCTTTACTAATTTATTCATAATAAATAACTTTAGATGTAGTCCTACTCAGAATCGAACTGAGACCTCCATATCCGTAGTATGGTATTCTATCCGTTAAACTATAGGACTAAAGAATAGAGGGTGTGCTGTTACGCCAAATGCTCTGACTGAGTTTCACTCTTATCTCGTTTACCTTCCTCAATCTATATAGGCAGTTTCAACATGAGTATTCTAACGACATTATTACATTCTTGATTCGAGGCTATCAGTAAAGGATGCTGCCCAATTACACTTCAATAGAAACCTACTCGCAACTCTTTAAATGATGGCTGCTTTTAAGCCCACATCCCCTCTATTATACTTTAATATTCAAATTCTCTAACACTCTCCTTATAGATACTTTCTAGTACTTCAAAAGCATTAAGCCTAGACTTCACATCTGTGTTCTCCCACCAGAAGTCTAAGCCTGCGTGTTGTACAGTTTTGGTAGCTTTAAGGAACTCTGGATTAAATTCTGGAATATTAGTGACTAAATCCTTATAAGAAGGATGTCCTTTCCTATTCTTCTCTTTAAAATCCAATCCTTTAGTTGCTGCCACTTTAAGACACCAACACATACCTGGGTAACATAGATGACTAGTTTCACTTATGTAGATGCTTTTAGCACTTATTATAACATCATATACTTTCATAATCTAATAAGTTAAATTAGTGGTCCAGACGAGATTCAAACTCGTGACCTTCCCTTTAGGAGAGGGACGCTCTATTCAGCTGAGCTACTAGACCCTTTACAATAATATGCACTTTTACCTTCTGGGGCATTTGTGTTCCTACTACCAAAATTCTCAGTTAAACTATGGCAATTGGGGCACAATACCTCTAGGTTTTCTTCCTTGTTGTTAGTTGAGTTCCCGTCAACGTGATGTATTTGTAGTGGTACTAAATTAGTATAAGGATTAACTTCTCCCCACCCACATTTAGAACACTTGTAGTTGTACTTCTCTAACATATATCTCCTAATAATATTAGAGGGCTTGAATGCTACCGTTCCGTCCCATTCACCATTCTTCCACTTTCTAATTGACTCATTGTACTGGTATGTAAACTGACACTCCTTACTACAGTATTTCTCTTGATACCCTACTAAGGGTTTACCACACACTATACAATATCTCTTAGGCTTATCTTTTTTGTTGAAGTGTTCTGAATCATTCTTATATCTCCTCACTGGAAGTTCAATACCTAATCTTTTAGCAGCTTTCTTGATAGCTGCTCCAGTTACTCCAAGCCTTCTTCCTATCTCCTCATAAGTTTGATTCTCAACTAGAATCCATTGCTCCAATTCTTCCTTATTATAGTTCCTCATATCATTTAAGTTTGATACAAAGATACTATTTTATTGGGAGTTATCCTAGTTCGATTATGTTAATAATTACAAATAGGGACATAAAAAATGCCACCTACTCTCACGAGCAAGTGACATACTACTTCTTCTTTCATTACTTCAACTTTATTGTGACCCCACAGGGATTCGAACCCTGGTCTACGGATTAAGAGTCCGCAGCTCTACCAACTAAGCTATAGGGTCAAATGGAGAGTCACCACTGTCCTCTCCGCGGTAGTTTATCTACATAATGTAGAAAGGTTTTAATACCTCGGCATGAAGGTATGCGCAAGTCCTACTTTACCTTAAACTCGAAGTGGTTATTTACCTCTATTAACAGATTTGCATTTAACAGAGCCAGGACGTGTAGTTGCCTTCTTGAATGACTCAGGTTGAGCATCCCACCATCTTTTAGCTGCTTCTAAGTTAGCTACCATTTTCTTGTATTTCATATAGAAGAATTTACAAATTATTAATTAGTAATCTCTATAGTCTTACTAGCTTCTTGTGCTAGCTTATCACAAATCTTGTTATATTGGTCTTCAGCGTGACCCTTAGTCCAACTGAAGTCAACCTTAGTATGGAATGCGATTGCTGCATCAAATCTCTTCCACAAATCCAGATTCGCCTTTCTCTTCCAGTTCTTAGTATATGTGCAGACCACATACTGAGAATCAGAAACTATGGTAACTTCTGAAGGTGTGCTAATAGATTCAAGGGCAACTATTGCTGCCATCTGTTCCATTCTTTGGTTTGTAGTATTCTTATACATTTTACTATATCTAGCAACTTCCTTACCATCTTTCAGAATGACAAATCCTATGCCACCTTGATTTCTAGTATTGGAATATGCACCATCAGTATAAACAATATAAGAACTCATGCCTCAGCTTGAGTAGTAAATAAGTAGTTAACATAAACACCCAATACATAGGCAACTCCATAGACATCATCCTTCTTCTCTAAAGATACTTTCTCTAGTACATCGTTAACCATATCCAGGATTATAAACCCTTCTTTACTATGTAAGTAAGGCTCCATCAATCTAGCGAGTTCTTTTAGATACTTTTTAGCCTTTGCGCCTGCTGTAACCATACTCTTTATAAACTGAACTCCCTCTTCGCTCTCGTTCATCTTAGGAACATACTCACTAAATTCTTCTCTTAGGAACCCTAAGTAGAAGGCATTAGATATGTCTTTGTTAACCCACTCGTTGAACGATTTGCACCCCTCAACGGTTGTGAAGTCAATAGGATGGTTAAGTAAATTCTCAACTTTCATGATTATTCAAATAATGCTTCTAACTTAGCTGCTAAGTTATTAGCTTTAGTAGATACTCCATCAAGAGCAGAACATTCAGATTCTGGCTTCTTGATTTCATCTTGCTTCTCAGCTTTAGTTGCTACTGCTTTCTCAGCTGTAGCTTTAAGCTTCGTAATAGTACTCTTAAATGTAGACATTGCGTTGTCTACTTCCTTACTAAATCCTGCTGCAGTGTTACCAAAGATATTCATATCAGTTATATTTAAGGATTAAGAGTAAATTCAAGGGTGTAGCCCGAGTGGGATTCGAACCCACACGCCCATTTCTGGACACCAGAGCTTAAATCTGGGGCGTCTACCAATTTCGCCATCGAGCCATGAAGCAGTGATTGACTATACAAGATAGTCTAAAGAGGTATTCTGCACCCACCCCATTCCTTGTACTTCGGAACGCGTCTTATTACATACGCTCAACTCTATGTAGTTGTCATCACCCAGCCTAATATTTTAACTCCTTTGACTGAGATTGGGAGTGCTGTTATTTACAGCAATACTTTCTAATATCTTTTGGACTGTAGAAATCATCATTTGGGTCTATAACACATCTCCAATCACAAATATCCCAAGGGTTTACTAATTCATAAGGTTGTGAGATATTATATTCTAGCATATCAGTTAAATTGGCTATCTGTTTAACTTCTACCCTATTCCTTCTCCGAATAAGTTTGTTATACCATCTTCCAGTCTTGTCTTTGACAATAATGTGCTTCTTTCTACTTCTACTCATATGTATGAAATTAAGATGTGTGGCGACAGTCGGATTCGAACCAACCACCTTGGAGTTATGATTTCCACGCTCTAACCAAAATGAGCTATGTCGCCATTAATAAGAACATAAAGCTCATCGTGTCTACATCATCACTGATGTGACCTTAATACCTCCCGTTCGCCTCGTTGCTAGCTAGTCTGGCTTTGTCTCTTTATGTTCTTATATGGATTTATTTCTTACTACACTTGCAATCTGGATTATGTACTATGCCATCATTACCATCCCATCCTCCTGGGTGATGGAACCATATGTAACTATGACCTCTGTACGTAAACTCAGCAGCAGTGACACTCTTAGCAAAGTCCTCAATAGCAAACTTCTCCTTATTAGAAGGAGCTGTCATTCTAGGTTCTGCTCCAGTACATGAAGTGAGCACTAATACAAACAAAATCAATATACTTCTCATCTGTATTTACCATTTATAAGTTCTTTCAGTCTTAAATCTCCAAAGTCCCTGTTCAAGGCATTAACATCACAGAATGGTTCTTCACCTGATTCTCCATATGTGTATTCCCTAAATACCATATCAGCAATGATGTAATCATCATCACCTCCATTGGCAGGATTGGGAATGAACTTAAATCCAGCTACCTTATCAATGTCTTCCTTTTCAAAGTGTCTGAACTTGTGTTTACTCTTTATTTCATGGTCTTGAAAGTTCATACCAGCAGCAAACGCCTCGGACACAATTCTGGTAGCAGCATCGAGGGGTACTAACATACCAGTGTAACCAGAAGTTGCACTATCGTACAATTCTTGAATAAAATCTTTAATCTCTTTCATACTTCCTGTTATTTAACAATGTTTGTAGGGCTGGTGGGACTCGAACCCACACTCCCGAATGGAACTGGTTCCTAAGACCAGCGCGTCTACCAATTCCGCCACAACCCCATTGTTATTCTTTCCTCTTTATCTTCACTTTAGTTGGCTTTAACATTCCTAAATTATTTCCAGATGGAGTCAAGAAATCAATCTTATTATAATGCCTCTTGTGCATCTTATCCATTACTACCCATTTACCTTCAAGCTTAGGGTTATTAGAGATTACTATAATAGTATCTCCATAATCATAATGCTTTAATAAGTTGTGTGATAGCGCCACCCATCTTAACTTACCAGCATTTAGTTTCTTAACACTAATTCTATTCCCACTAGCTGTAATCCATGATAAACCATGTTTTGGTCCTGCATGATAATACGTTGCTGTAGCATTATGCTGACCATATAATGATAGTGGGATAAACATTAGAATTAATAATAAATGTTTCATAAGCGATAGTTTTGATATGTGGACCTAGAGGGCTTTGAACCCCCGACCTTCTGATTATGAGTCAGCTGCTCTGACCAGACTGAGCTATAGGTCCGTAAATACGCAATTACTTAGTCTTTACCCAGTTTGTTCTTACCGTCTCAGACTCCAAACCCTCAGTATGTTGTAGAACTCTACACACCTGCCCTCCTCATTGCGTATTTATGTTTTTATTTACTTGTCTTTTCCAAAGACTTAGTAATGTCCAATAACATCTTCAAACCTACGGCATCCATAGCTGAATTACTTGAACCATTTCCTCCAAACATTACTGATGGAACCCAAGATACTTTAGATTCTGCAAGAGCTTGTGCAACCCCTACAGCTGTCTTATAATCCCATTCTGCTCTTTCGGCAGGAGTTAAACCTGCTGCTACTAATGCTCTATTAGCTGCTGCCTTAGCTTCACCCTCAGCTTGAACCTTCAAAGCAACTTGCTTCGCTTTCTTAGCTTCAAGTTCGGCTACTTCAAACTCCTGCTGAGCCTTAGTAACTGCTATAGCCTTCTCTTTCTCTTGTTCCCATTTAGCTCTCTCAGCTGCTGCTCTACCCTCTTCAGTAATCTGAACAGTTCTCTGAATAGCTTCCAATGATTTAGTCTTAGAGGTTATTACAGCCAAGTTAGCTTGTTTCTGAGCATCAATCTGAGATTGAGTTGCTCCGTCATATTTAATATCAAGAATAGACACCAATCCACAAGTAATACCATATTGACTGAATGGAGATGTTTCTTGACGTTTATATCCGCTCGGAGAATTGGTATCAGCTACAATTTGTGCTTTGGCCCTCATTTCCTTCTCACCAGTAATTTCATTAGTAACAGAATCACGTATTACAACTGTCTTGTATACTCCGTTATTAAGCTGGTCAGTGATATAAGCAATAAGGTCAGTTCTTGTCTCAGATACAGATTCCAGTGATGACATTAAAGGACCACAAGATGTTACAACCTTATATAGAGTAGGTTTAATTAAGTTAGCTATTAATGCCTTCTCAGAACCAAAGTCCTGCTGAATTTTCTTCATATTGGCGTCATCGTTCGGCATAACAACTCGGAAAGAACCAATGATAAAGCCTTTACCCTTATCATTAAAGGTCAATGACGCAGCTGGATTTGTGCCAGATGCAACATAATTACCTTCACTAACTTCCGTTAAATCCACGAACTCTATTTGAGAGGTTTTGAAGTATTCATACTTATTACCTCCTCCTTGCCACTTCAGACCACCATCTGTCCAAACTACATATTCACCTGTTACAGGCATCTGACATACATAGTTCTTAGACTTATCAGCATCCTCAAACAAAGAGCCTGCCATACAAACTAACAGAACCACAATTACCCCTGCTATAATAGCAAAGATTGAACTTTTACTTACTTTAGGTTGACTCATTTCTACTTATTTACATTAAACATTATCATTCTTCCTGATGTATCCAATAGTAAAATGGAATACACAGTTTAGAGAAAGTTACCTTCCTACTCGTAAGGTTTACAACACCTGAGAGGTGGGCAACAATCATTGCATAATATACCAATATTAGTATAATAAGCAATACTAGAATTACTCTCGCATAAATCATGTCACGTTATTTAATTTGTTGTACACTTGCTCAACCCATCTTTCATAATAACCTATGCCATCCCACATATAGGGGACACCAAGTGTAGAGGAGTCAACGTATGGATTACTCCATGCCTTTTGAATCTCTTCTCTACTGATGGGAAGATGCATAAGTACTTTATGAGCTATACGTTTGGCTTCCATTCTCCAGAGTCTTCTCACCTCTTTGTCATAACTATATCCAAACTTTCTACAGTTATGATTCTTAGGTACTAGGGAAGTTCCTCCAAATTTCTTCTTGTCCTTTATTGCCTTCATAAGATTATCTCTCTTAGTTGGGCTACCAGGACTCGAACCTGGACTCTCAGAACCAAAATCTGATGTGACTACCATTACACCATAGCCCAATAAACAAACGACATTCCCATTCAACTCTTTAACCTCCGCAATGGGCAGCAGAGGGATTCTATCATTTAAAGCTAGTATGATGCCTTGCTGTATGTCGTTTTACAGTAATAAATCAAACTATGAGTTTATCATAGTAAGACATTTGTATGCTGTTGAATTGTTCCTCCCAATCACCAGATAATAATTCATCATTAAACTGGGATGTAATTTCATCCTTATGAGTAATGACTAATACTTTTCTATGTGAATAGTGTCGAGGATAGAAAGTAGAATCAACTAATAAAGAGTGTTGAAGTAATTCAACATCAAACTCTACAGCTCTAAGAGTTCTTTGAAACTCGTTGAACTTATTATTAGGGTCTTCCACTTTCCTAACAGGCTTAGAGGTAGGAATTGGACCATTACCATGTCTGGTAATATAAGGTCGGATAACATACACATGGTTTGTTAATTCTTCCGTCATTCTGTCTAAGTGATTCTTAGGCACACTCTTAATCCTGTTAATAATTTCCATTGCATTCTGACAAGTAGTGTTACTTGGAGTACAGTAAGGCATAATACCAAATGTTTGGTCTAATAATATACCTTGTGAACCTTCAAATACTCTGTAATCATAACGAGTTAGGATATTCTCGTCACATACCATTGCAGATTTGAAGTATTCATGTACTTTAATACACCAATCGTCTATGCTGTACATTGGGAGTGTGGAACTGAAATCATAATAGTTTTTGATAAGTGATGCAATCTTGGTTCTTAAAACCATGATATTAGCACAATCTCGAACTGTAATATGATAACCAGCAGCTACTCTATCAAGAGCAGATTTAAAGCCAGTACCTACAGTACCATGTCTAAGATTCTCCTTATTATTCCATTGACTAATAACGTCAAAGGGAGTAACAACCTCACAGAGTGGATGATAAATAATCTCAGGGTTTACTCCCATTTTATTTAAATCAACCAACTCTTTCATAGTAGTAATAGGGTCTACTGTACAGTAACTAGACCAGTACGTTGGTATCCCTAGTAAAGTACCACTACCATAATTACTAAATGTGTGTTCAAGTTTTCCATGCCTTACAGTATGTCCTACTTGATGTCCACCACTAAAGCGAATAACTATTGTCTCTTCTCTCGGATGTGTCTTACACAGATTATGGACAGTTTGTCCTTTACCCTCGTCACCAAAGAACGAGCCTAATACGATTTCATTCATTCATCTACTATTAATAGGTATAAGTTCCGTTTTCTTTACCTGCACTGGTACTATTAGGAGTGTAAGCAGGGATATCAACCACTGCCTGTGCCTCATAAGGTATTCCAGTAAGGTCTTCGTGTTGCTTGATAGCTTCTGCAATAACATTGTGAACATCGTGTGAATCACAAGTTAATACATTCTGTCCAAGTAAATCCTTCCAACCTGGAGCAATTCTTGTGCCATAACTGCCATTAGTAACATGAATATGATAGACGTTATATTGCTCTTGAGCTTTCTTAACAGCCTCATCCGCACTAATAGGATTAGCAGGATGTTGATAGCCTAAGAATGTTTCTAAAGCACGTCCACTGATGTTACGCAAGTTAGGTTCATCACCAATGGTGAATAGATAACCTTTCTTGTGTCTTTTAAACCATGAGTCTGTTTCGGTATGATACCCAGCGATTATATGTGCAAGCAAGTAGCTTTCACCAGCATTACCTCCACCTCCACCTTCGAGTACAAACTCTTCCAGTGAATTTACAATCTTCTCAGTATCAGACTCAAACTGCCCAACTTGAATTGGATAGTTGTCATACTCGTGGTCACCAACAGCCATAAATAATAGCTGAGGGTCTTTGACTCCCAGTTGCATTAGAGCATCCATGAGTTTAGGGAAGTTATCCTTAATCATTTCATGAGGTGTTCTACGCATTGAACCAGTAACATCAAGAGCAATGATAATCGGAGTAGTCTCTGGGTGTTCACTGCTATCTCTACTCTCTCTAACACCAGTATCAACCATTTCAGGTTTAATCTGAGTGTTATAAGTTCTTGCATCTACATTAGACAATTTAATGTCGGATTTAGCTGATAGAGAATGATTAGTGAAGACAGCATCGGCTGACTTAGTTGCATATCCTCTATCACTAGCTAAGCTTGCATAAGCTGCAAAAGAATAACTTCCACTTCCCATAGATTAATTCAATTTAGCATCGTCTTCTAGCACTGCTGCTACGTTAATTTGTTCCTCAGTTTCGTCAGCTGGAAACTCTTCTCCGTCAACTTTAAGAGCCAAAGCATACTCAATGTTAGCAACTCTTAGGTCACGTTCCAATTGATGTCTTTTAGCTACCCAAGCCTTCGGGTCAAAGCCGTTACCAACCTCTAACGAAGTAGTGGACTTTACAGATAGGTCTCTGTGTTTGTTCAACTCATTCTTGATACGAAGAACTTTCATCTTTCATTCCTGAATGAAGCGTTCCTCTTCAATTTTAGTCATTTCATACAAGTTCTGTGCCCTTGCATCTAACACACTCTGACCACTTCTTCTCAATCCGTCTTTAAAGCTATTCATAAATCATTTTACATAAAACATTTGCTAATCTTTGTAATACTAACTGAGAATCTTGTTGTTTAGAAAGAATAAGTCCCACTGTTATTACTAACAATAGGACTATTTGAGCCTCTACTCGGATTCGAACCGAGGTTTCAAGATTACAAATCTAGCGTTCTAGACCAACTGAACTATAGAGGCAAATTAGCGTACATACTTAGATGTACGCTCAGAAGACTAGCCTGTTTCTAATACATCCTACCACTAGACGACTATACCCATCAGGACTTTGGCGGTATAGGTAGGGATTCGAACCCTACGTCTTTCATTTACCGATTGAATTTTTAGAATTTTGGTTTGCTGTGAGTCTTCTTGTAATAAGTGATTTTTACTATGTTTAGCCGAGAACGTGGGATTCGAACCCCTACCTCCGTGACAGGGAGGCGTGCTAACCATTACACTACGCCCTCGATTTGTACTCCCAACGGGATTCGAACCCGTATTTTCGGCTTGAGAGACCGATTACCTAACCATTAGTAGATAGGAGCATTTAACTGTTCTAACTCCCCGTCGGAATTTAACTAGTATTATAAGAACAGTTAAGGTGGGTGCTAGCCGTTCCTATCCCACCATTGTGTACTACGTTGCTAGCCAACGTGTGAACTCCTCTCCTCTGTTCGTTCACAGTGTAGCCTAACTATCCTATTAAGGATTAAGGAGGACTACAAGGTACTGGGTAGGGGAATCGAACCCCTATATTCACATCGAAAGTGTGACGAACTAGCCGTTATTCGAACCCAGCATTTAAATCAATTTAAATTCTAAGTATTTGTCACCACTTCTGTCTGCCTCGACTACTTTATATCCATAGCCTTGATACAGAGCCTTAGCAGCTTCTACCCAGTTACTTCCCATAATGACTTCAATGGGATAATTAGTAACCAAGCCAACAAATGCTAGAATATCATTTACACGAATAGTACTACAACTACCATTCCAATTCTTCCTTATAAGCTGATTGATTACAGCTACCACTACATTAGGAACTGTAGTCTTTTGTTCCAATGTTTTAGGATTCAACGGTTGAACTTCATTCATAACATAGAGTTTTTAAGTTATAATAAAAGCTCCAAACATTCGCGGAGAGCAGTGGAATCGAACCACATACACTTTCGTGTACGAAACTACTTAGCAGGTAGCCCCTATCACCATCAAGGTTTACTCTCCATTCAGAGTTTCTTTACCCTGTAACTCTGTAAAACAGCAGAAGGTCATTGTGATGTTAAAAGCCTGTGTCCTACCACTAGACGAAACCCAAATAATGGCGCTAAGGGATTTGAACCACCTGTCTCAGGCTGGGATTATTAACAAAGTAGACAATTTGCTGATAACCTTCTTATAGATAACTAATCGCTTGTGGGGCAGGGAGGAATTGAACCTCCAACGCCAGGCTCTTCAGACCTGCGCTCTACCATTGAGCTACCGCCCCATTTGAAGGATTATTTTTACGTGTAGTCCTTCTAAATCACGTTAAGGCAATAGTAAACAAACAGGAAGATTTTATTTTAAAACCTACTGCCATAAGGGTGTTTAGTGGTAGTCGAAACCACATCTACTGAACCACAATCAGTTATTCTAACCGTTGAACTATAAACACCATGTTAGACCTACACTCGTACCCACTTCCATTTATGATTAGTGATGCATCACCAATAAGGTACGACCTCATCCACATAAGGCACTACCCCTACCACAACCTCGGTCTAGATTTTATTATAAAAAGACTAACTACTTAGCTATCCATACTTAGAACCACTTCCCCATTTTAACCTTTAGGTGTATGGAATTGGGTACTTGAGTTTAGTTAGTCTTTAAAGGACACCAATTAGGAATTGCTACTTTCTCGTAGGGTCTTAACATATCCTCAATCACCTTATCCCCCGTCTCTTTACATAGAGCTTTCTCATCATCGTCATTAAACCAGTCATCAGGGTCAGGAACAATCCTGCAATTAGGACATTCTCTGCACTGTGTAATCTTCTTTTTAAATTCAACCATAAAATTTTAGTTTTAGTACCCCAACTAGGAATCGAACCTAAATCCTCGGTTTAGAAGACCGATGCTCTATCCGTTGAGCTATTGGGGCATCATCAGAAGTCATTTGTTTGCATATACTGTGCTAACCGTTACACTACAACCTCCATATAGTACTAATAATTTGGGAGGTTGCTGGGATTCGAACCCAGGCTAGTCGAACCGTAATCGAATTGCTAATGTTGTTGCTGTAAGACTTCTTATAAATTAAATAACTTAAAACATTTCTATTTCAAGTCTAGTAATATACTTCTGGCGTAACTTGCATTTGCGCCATTGTTTGTTCCTGTGTGTTGTCCACTTCTCTAATTGTTTCCATATTGCTTCTTTCAGTTAAAGGGCTAAGGAAAGTCCAATCAAATACTATATCTACTATAATTGATTCTATCATGTTATTTTAATGCTTTAAAGTCATCCCAATGTTGTAATACAATCAGACAAAGATTATATCTTGCTGATAGTTCTCTTATAAATGCCTTCTTCATTTTACGAGGCATCTTCTTAAAGTGCCCATTCATTATGAGGGATTCAAGATACTGAAATCTCTTTAATAATGTCTGGTTGTTATCATCAGTAAAGCCATCTTGGATAGCTTTAACTACAGCGTGTTCCTTGTAGAAACAGGCTAATGCTCTGTCCCATAATAGGGACATCTTGTGTTTACTAATCTTGTTAACTGCTCTAAATCTTTCTTTCATAATACTTTGTTTATTAATAGTGAGGAGGCTGTAGGAGTCGAACCCACTCAACGGATGATTACGTTGCCTGAGATTTCAAGTCTCGCCCATTACCGTTCTGGCAAACCTCCATAAGTTGTGATTTACATATCCTTCAGCGTCATAGGAACTTACTCCTTTGTAATAGGGAAAGTTCCAGTAGGGTAAGCGTAAGAGTTTGCACTCTTCTCTAAATACCACTTAACAGCCTTCTTAATTAGTCTAATTGCTTTCATAATTAATAAGAGTTACTGAATAAATATGTCAATCTTGTTAGTTAAAATAAACCTATCCATCTCCCCATATAGGGCTAAGGATAGGTTTAACAGAGGGCATGGGTTTTACATTTAATGTCTTTCATTCTCCCAATTTAGAATGATTAGACACTATACTTACCTAGTATAGTCAGGGCTAATTCTCATAGCCTAGTACATTTACTTCGAGCGTCCTACTCTAGTCTTGCCTGCACCCTTACGGGATTACTTCGGAAGACATTTACACTTAATAATTAGATTATAAAAGCGTTTGCTGTATACCCTCTTGCAGTAAAAATAATGAGATGACAATAATCCTCTCCAGCGTCACTCCGCTGGGATTTGAACCCAGGACTCCCAAATTAAAAGTTTGGTGCTCTAGCCAGGCTGAGCTACGGAGTGAAATAACCCACATTACTGCGTTAACAATAGATGTGGGTTCAGAAACCATTTTAAATACGTTGCTCTACCAGCTAAGCTAAGGTGGACGTATCCACCTATGGGATTCGAACCCATGACCTACGGCTTACAAGGCATAGAGGTATTGCTGTAAGGTTTCTTGTTGTTAAACTCAAAATAGAGTAGGGTAACGGAATCGAACCGTTCTAACTGGTTTTGCAGACCAGCCCCTAAACCGCTCGGGCAACCCTACATAAACACTACTTTACGTGTATTTATGTTTCTCTATCTGGGTCTAATTTAAATAAAGAGTTGTTGAAACATGAATCTCTAAGATTCGTGGAGCAGGTGGGACTCGAACCCAATAATCCGCAGTGCAAATGCGGTGCATTAGCCAATTATGCTACCTCCCCATAGACAGAATACTTCTTTTCGCCCTTTCGGACTACCCCAACATTTCAACCTTCCCATTTAAATAGTCACACAATGGTGGGAAGGGTAGGAATCGAACCTACGTTTAAGACAAAATTACGATTTGTTTGAATTTGCTTTAAGTTTTGCTGTAAGTATTCTTATATAACTTAACCATAAATGTGTTGGGAGGACGAGATTCGAACTCGCAACCTCTACATCCCAAATGTAGTAGACTAGCCCATTGTCCTACCTCCCAATTTAACAGAAGACTATTGTTGATATTTGCGGTCCAAAAATACTGCTATAATCATAATTGTTTGCTGTAAGTCTTCTTATTATAACTAATCGCTTGCACGCCCTCCACGATTCGAACATGGAACAGAAGATTTGGAGTCAACTGGTTTACCATTAAGCCTAAGGACGCATATAGTAGACTTGTTTCACAACAAATCTACGTAGAAGTTCTCTTTTGTGTACATATTAGTACGTGAAACCTCGCTAGGTTGAGGGGAGTGTCAGACTCGAACTGACAACCCTTGGATTAACAGTCCAATGCTCTAACCATTAAAGCTAACTCCCCAATTACTACAGATAACACTACCCTTGCTGTAGTACCAACGCCACCCTACGATGTGGATTCCATATTTGCTGTCAGGGATAGGAATGTCTACGTCACGCTAGCCTCACGTGCATTACGTAGTCCCTGTAGGATTCGAACCTACGACCCTCTGGATGTAAGCCAGATACTCTCACCAACTGAGCTAAGGGGCTATTTACAGAAGTCATTCTTTACTTATCCGTGTAAAATGGTACAGATTGTTGTTGAATTTGCTGTTAGACTTCTTATTCTATCATCAAGATGTTGGGTGACTGGGACTTGAACCCAGAACCTCCTCCTTATCAGAGAGGTGCGCTAACCAATTGCGCCATCACCCAATCTAAACAGAAAGCAGTTTTAGCGGTGTCAAATTAAAAGTTTGATGCTTGAATAGTTGCTGTATGCTTTCTTATAGTGAGTTATGAGTTTCACCCCTCATACTCTTCGTAACTACAACAGTCCTATGTAGTTTCCACTACATTACCTGGTGTAATAGGCGCGGGGGTTGGACTCGAACCAACGACCTCTAGGTTATGAGCCTAGTGAGCTACCAACTGCTACCACCCCGCACGTTAATTATCTGCTACCAGTAAAGCCTTGCATTAAGACATCGCCAGTAACATCACCTAATACATTTAGAAGATATTCAGATGCATTATTCTCAATAGATGGCTCTGTATCTTTATGAATGCGTTCTATCAATGCAAGAGCTTTATCTAATCTCTCCGTAATGGTATCCAGCTTTTGAATAATTAAGTCTAATTTCTCTTCCATATGCTTGAATTTAGTTGCGGATGCAAGATTCGAACTTGCGACACCTTATGAGTGTTCCAGCTTATGAGACTGGCGAGATAGACCACTTCTCTAATCCGCGATGTTAATAAAGGAACTTAATCAATAATGGGATAACTTCAATCCTCACTTCATTGGTTTCTGCGTACCATAATATCCTAAGTTCCTGTCATTAGATGATTGCTAGCCTCATCTAACCTCCACTAATAACATTAAGTAAGAGCCTATTAGCGAATGCTCCTCACACACTCAAGTTAGTGTGATACTAAGGTCTTCCTAACGTTGTGCCCTCAACAATACGCCTCCGTTTCACCCGTTGGAGGATTGGGGAGATGCGGTGCATACGAGAATCGAACTCGTACCCCAAGATAGACAGTCTAGTATCCTAACCATTAGACCAATGCACCAATTAATAGAGCAGGTAATGAGAATCGAACTCACATCCTCGGCATGGCAAGCCGATGCACTAACCGTTGTGCTATATCTGCAAATCTTTATTCATTTGATAGTGAACATCTCTATGACAATTAGCACATAGAACTATACACTTTTCAAGTTCTGATTTTAATTTGTTAGGAGCTTGAATCATGTGAGATACACTTCCCTCTTTCTCACTTGGATTAGTGTGATGGAAGTCTAAACACCATATTCTATCTTCTCCGCATATAGAGCATTTTAGTTGAGATTTGATTGAATTTAACCATTCTCTGTTGTGCTCCCTATATGACCTATTTCTATTAATGTAATCTTCCTTATGTGTAGCATAGTGTAATTTGCCATAGGCTCTAACACACTCTTTACACATTGTTTGAAGCCCATCTTTCTTTGATTTATTCTTACCAAATTCAGATATAGGCTTATCCTTTCCACACTTGTTACAATGTTTAATTTCCATGAGCAGGATAACAGAATCGAACTGTCAATTTGACATTGGAAGTGTCATGTGATAACCATTTCACCAATCCTGCAAGATGAAATATGCCCATCTTCACAGACGAGCATACTCTTTACCAAAGCACTTGACTTTAGCAGATATTGTTGTGGGAGTGGTAGGATTCGAACCTACTCAGCCCGAAGGCACTGCATTTACAGTGCAGCCCACCTCTCCAACTGTGGCGCACTCCCCTCAACAATGGGATAAATAAAACACAAACACAATCACGTTCTCTCAACGTTTCTGAGTACAAAGATAGTGTAATCTTTAGACTCTACAAAGTGAATAATGTTAAATTTTGTAACAACCGGATATGCTACGATATCCCATAGTACTAACAAATCTTAAATGTCTGGCTCATGGTTGTCTATCTTCACAGACCAATAACTGCTGACAAATGTAATTTTTACAAAGAATTGTAAGGAGAGAGGGATTCGAACCCTCAATGTATACACCTAGAATATTATACCACAGTCCCTAATGACTGCCGCTTTACCATTTGCGTATCCCCTTATATTACTACCTATCTTCACAGACAAGTAGTTTGTTCTACTATTTATGTCGAAAAGAAGCAGAGGGTGGAGGAATCGAACCTCCACTCCCAAGAAATGAAAGTTCTTGTGCTTTACCCGTTAAGCTAACCCCCTAAGGACTAACTCGAAAATCCTCGATGATAGCCCCTAGTTGTAAGATGACGTTCAGTAGTTTTATGCTAAAGCTTTTACTAAGTCTGATGTGTTAAGCCACTTCACCAACGCGCCATGTTAAAATAAGGTAGATATACTACATTTAGTAAATATACCTACCTCTAAACAAAGGATTATGTAGAGGCGCGCAAGGGATTCGAACCCTCGGATGTCAGATTTTAATCAATTGATTATTAAAGCTACTGGTCTCTTACGTTAAGGCTAAAGCTAAAGCTCTTGACTCAATGCTTATGCTAAATATCTAGGATTTAGTAATGCTGAGGCTTAAGCTAAAGCTTTAGTCAATATTTTATTTCTTACTTACCATGATGCAAGAAGTTAATGAGCTTCTCTACACTGAGGTTCGGACTCTGTGCTTCGTTATCATTAACAACCTTCAATGCTTCAATCACTGCTGCAAGAATCTTACTTCTTCTTTGCAGTAATTCAGCACGCTGTCTTTGTGTCCATGCACCAGTAAACTTCTGCAATGTATAATCGCCAGTCTCTACTGTTTTCTTCTTAACAGTAACCTTAGCGTTATAGTTAGCAGGTAACTTAGCTGGGTCAAGATTCGGGTCTTTAAGGATAACTTCCTCAGATTCAGTAGTACGAGTTATACCTTTCAACATTTCTGTTTCATATACATCACGTCCCTGATATTCTGCATCAGTTCCTTCAAGCCAAACTTCAGAATCTGAACGCACTGGTATATTGGCGTACATATCTTCCAGCTGTTTACTAGTTAGGATAGTTTTAAGTCTCATGAGGTCAAGAGCAGTCAACTTACCAAATGAAACACCATCTACTATCAATTCAACTCTCGGTGCACCAGCAGAGTTAGTTGCCTCAACAGAGAATAGGTCTTTCAAATAAGGAATTGCATTCTGTTCGAACCATGCGAGCTTCTCCTCTACAGTTGTAGCTACCTTAGTAGTGCCCATATAACGAGCATCTTCTGCGTAGCCATCTCTCGGTTTGAAGGTCTTCTTGATACCCTCAAACATACCTTGCTTATTCTTAAAGAACACAGCATAATCACCAATCATTCTATTGAATGTTGATGTACCATGTTCTACTTTAGCAAGTAAAGTGTTAAGCTTAATCATACTTATTTCTTATTCTTTTTAAAGTTTGTATTCTTCTTAGTTTTGTTGACCACCTTTCGTTCAGACACAACAAGGCGATTTAACAATTCTTGGTCCATAGCTGCATTGAACAACTCTGTTGCATTCTTAGGTGTAGCCTTGAATGGTTTAGTTCCCAAGATAAATGCTACAGCAGCAGGGTCATAGCCACTGATATAGAAATTGTTCGGAGCATCTGCAAAGTCTTCAAACTTAGGACGAAGACCTCCACCATAATAACCGTTAGGTAAATCCCAAAGGATTAACTTAAAGTTATCTACATACTCCTTACTGAAACCACCTTTAAGTAGTCTTTGTCTAAATGCAGTAAAATTAGTAACGGATGCACCTGAGCCACCCCAACTACGAGCTGCATCAAATTCACCATCACTAACCAACAATGCTCCTGTTGGGAACTCGTTCTCAGAAATCTTCATTGTGCTTCTCAGCTTAACGAACATATCTGCCACAGATAATAAATTGGTATTACCAAAGTTACCATCTGTGTCGTTAGCCCATTTCTCAATAGGAGTCTTACCCTTCCATGTACAGAGCTTACAAGTACTACTAAATGTAGCATAGGCATCTTTAAATGGACCATCCAACAGAGCAGAGAAATATAATGCCATTGCTTTACCAATAGCATAAGAAGACATATTGGTTCCAACTGCCTTAGAGGTCATAGAACCAGAAATATCTCTAACCACTAACAGCTTGCTGTTCTGGTTAAGATTCTGTCTTCCAGTCTCAACTAGCCCATTAAACTGAGCATTGATAGTCTGTTCTCTATACTCTTCAAGCCTATTAGTACGGTAGCTTTCACCAAGCGGTTGGAACAACTCGAACACAAATCCAGTGTATTTAGCCACTTTGCGACCACTTATCCACTTAGAATACTTCTCTACCAATCCTTGATTTTTCAAGAACTTAGAGCCTACCAATAGGCTCAGAGCGCGTCCGTGAATGGTATTGAAGTCCAGTTCGAGCAACTTCTTCTGACTTATTAATTGCTGCCAAGTATGAGCAGTTCCACTCTGTTTGAGCTTCCTGTATCTACGTTGTGCAGCACGGCTATCCGCAGTCTCTTTATCGGACTTCTTATCCTTCTTCTTACCATAAATGCAAGAAGCAAGATACTGACCGATAATAGTACGAGCTTGTGAATCAACAGTTTTACATTCTTTCATTGAACGAATAGTCGGAAGGTATTTCTTTACCAATTCACTCGTATGACCATTAGCTAATCCAGCCAAGATAATCTTACGCATGAAATTCCAATCCAACTTCCTTCCTTCCCAGCCATGATATTGTAAATCAAGGCTCATCATTTCAAATACATCCTTCCAGCTACCAGCAGCGATGAAGTAAGGCATATTAGCCATGAATGTAGGTTTATGATGCATAGCTAACCATAGCATACGCATAATACCTTCATTCTTCAAGCCTTGTCCTCTTTGAACATCCAGTGTGATAGTTTCATTAGGAAGAACAATCTGAGTCTCACGAGTAATCAACCGAATATATACAGCGAGTTGCAGACACTTCTTCGGATTAATACTCCACAATTTATACATATCTTTAGATACCTCAGCATAATCACGAGGTGCCTTAAAGTTTGCAATCATTGAGAAGTTGTCTACGAATGCATCATTACTGGTGCTATACTTCTTAGCACCGTTTCCACTCACAGTTTCAGCCGATAGCTTCAATCCCTCCTTCACAAAGTTGTTCTCTTGTGTTGGAGTTTCAGTCTTAAAAAGACTTTTCTTTTTCTTACTAAATTCCATTGTTTATCTCTTAATTTATAAATTAATTGAGATAATTATATAGCGTGTTTTACCTACATAATCTATCCGTTAACGTTCTCATAAAACAATCACTCAGCTACTGGCAATGAAAGATGTTTGTAGCTGAGTGAAAGGTCAATAATGAAATGGAACTGACGACCTACTCTTGTATTGCTTGACCATTAATCAAAATATTGTTAAACATTTAGACGAATTTTACAAGAGACATAAGGATTTTCTCCTTACATATTACATTGAGGAGTTGCACCTCATCCTCCCATTTTAAGGGCGAACACTTCTTATTCGTATGAACTAGGTTTCAACTTTTATTTATACACGTTTAAGTCAACTACATAGTGCGCACTATGTAGCCTAACTCATCAGGTCAGTTTCGTGTTTCGCAGTAGGAATTACCCTACAACAGTTATATTTACCAACTTGGAAGTACCTTTCTCTAACCCATGTATGAGTAGATATTCAGGCATTCCAGGTAGTTCACGTCCAGTACCACTCATAGCCTCATAATCTTCATTGGCAGAGAGATTATAATATCTAAGAGTAGCTTCCACAGCTTGATTATACTCACTGGGATATTCATGGCACGCATTTACACACGTGCCATTAAGAGGGTCAATGATTTGAATGTATACTTTTTTCATATTCCAGCAATTTTAAGATACATAGTAAACCATGCTTCAACACTATCCTTAGGTTCTTCCCATGAGTCAGCTTTCTTACGAAGCCTTACTATAAACTGGTTAAATGATATACCTAACCTGTTTCTAGCTTTATCCCATGCAGTTGAATGGTCCCTAACAAACACTGAATTAGTGTCTAATATCTCTGAAATCAGTATAAGTTCTTCCATCAATTCTTTACCATGAGAGATAGCCTCCTCAGTTACTACTAACTTACCAGAGTTGAAAGCATTTCGCATAGATTGTCTAGTTCTCCCAAGTGCCAGTATACACAAAGCAGCCTGGATTGAGTATGTGTTAGCCAATTTAAAGATTGAAGGATACAAATCCATAAACTCCTTAAGACGAACATACGCTTCTTTTCTCTCGTAGACATATGAGTCTAATCTATCATTAGCCTTCCATCTATCTTGAGTATTATTGATAAGACGAGCTGTTCCTAATGAATCATCATCCCTATACATATATACTCTGAGGGTAAATGGAATACCTCTTTCTATACACTCCAAAGCTGCAGCCAATCTATGATTACCTTCAGTTACAAATCTGTAAGGTAAAGCTACTAATATTGGAGGAATGTATACGCCTCGTTTGTATGCTTCCACTAAGGATTCTACTTTCTTAGCCTTTATAGGTCTGTTGCCAGGCAGCAATCGTAAGGCTTTGACTACTTCCTTGTTCTTCTCAGTGAGTACATATACACTCTCCGTAGTAACATTTTTAATTTGTTCTGCAAAATCAAAATTTCCCATAATTATTTGTCGATTAGTTAAATATTAAGTGGACTTGGGCGGAGTCGAACCGCCAACAATATTTAACTTGTTCGTTCCCACAAGATTTCGTATCTTTGTATAATCAAATTAATAATTATGCCAGACAGAAAGCATCGAACACAAGTCCAATTTATTTGTGATTGCTGTGGTAAAGAAGCCACTAAAGCTAAATCAGAGTATGAGAGAAACATCAGATTAGATAAGAAGAACTTTTGTAGTAGAAGTTGTGCAGCTAGGTATAATAACTCACACAGAGCTAAGCCAACTAACCCTAATCATAACATATCTCAATATTCTAATAACCACAGAGATGAATTTACACCATTTAGATATTCCCTTAGATGTGCTAAGAGAAGATATAAAGGATGCACACTTACTCTTGAAGATTTACAAGAGCAATGGGAACTCCAACAAGGAGTATGTCCATACACCAAATTGAAACTAACATTGCCAGAGGATGGTAATATAGCCACATTAGATGTATCAATAAGAGCCTCATTAGATAGAATAGATTCAAGTAAGCCATATGAAGTTGGAAATATTCAATTTATTTCAACTCCCATTAACTATATGAAAAATTCCATGAGTGATGAACAAACAAAAGAATACCTCAGAGTTATTTCTGCTAATATTATCAACAGCTGACTTACCTCTGAGGTAAGTTTTTATAGTTCAAGTGGACTTGGAGAGAATCGAACTCTCGTCCAAACAACCCTTATTACAAGGATAACGTGTGTCTCATTTTTATTACATCAGCTAGTGAGTTCTAGCATGTAGATAGTTTTATTAGTCTTACTCAGAACCAGACTTATCATAGATGAAGTCAGTACACTTAAAGCTAATTTACAAACTGCCAAACTTAAAGGTTCAGAAGCTGACGCTTCCAAACCTGGGCTGACCGAAGTCGGCTCTCCACCACTCCATTTACGTTGGAGAACGAGTAGTACTTTTAGGCATAGCCCTTGCGTCTCTACCATACACATTGTGGAGAATCTCAGCTCTACTAACCTTTGGCGTTCAAGTTAAGTGGGCTGCCCTATATGCTTCTTCCCACACCTCTTCTGTTTCTAGGTCTTCTCCGTTAACCCGACTACATTAATACGTTAATATTAATAAGCCACAGCTTAAGCTGCCATTCTTACTTCAGTGTTGCCACTTAAAATTGTGTATCATTTTATAAGAGTTGGTACGAACTCTACACGTCCTTATAACTTGTAATCGCCTGTCAAAACCATGCAAGCCCAGTTAGTGCAGTTATACTCCTGCACTATGAGTTATTTCTCTGCTACTAATCCTAACTATTATACCACTAGGTGTACATTCTTCCCAATATCGTATATTACCTTTTACATATGTTTTAACTATAGTAATTGGTTCAACTCCTGGTCGTTTGTACGATGAGTATTTCTCCTTAGCTATCTGACGTTCCTCTATAGGGTCATCAGCAACTATTTGGGTACTTAGAGGTACTAACATTAGAACGGTAAGTCAGTTATGTGTTTATACTTACAAAACTCATAGACACGCACATTGCTAATCTGTGCATCTTCTACAGCTTTGAGAGTCCTCTCGTAATCCCAACAAGTAGTTATTATCCTCTCAGGTTCACAGAAGAACCATTCCTTAATAATATCCTTGTCAGGTATTGGCTCATCAATAGTCCATTCCCATTCTTTCTGTAATCGTAAATCGTAGTGATGTAATATCTTGTATTCACCTCTACCAAACAATTCATCAAGTAGGTAATGCATTAATAAACCACTTATAGCATCGCATCCACAGAAGATGATTTTCTCTTCTTTAGAGTGTAACTTTCTTAGAGCGTAATCCTTTGGCATACTATTTTACATATTTTTTGGCTAACTCCCATGCAGTTGGTGATGTCAACTTGTTAATTGCAGATTTATAACCAGCCTCTACTGCTGCTCTTTGTTCTTCTGGAACTAAGAATGCACATGTTAATAAAGGCTCTGAACCATTTCCAAACTTTCTACAGATTGGTGGTCTACGGTCATATATATTACATCTACAATTATCAGTTAAAAATGGACATTTATTTTTCATAGGGTCGTGGTCAGTTATTGGATAACACATTTCAGGTCCTTTTAAACCTTCGTTATCTATAACAATCACTTCCTTAACAGGAGTTACTATTCTGTTCTTTAAAGCAGTTAGATAATTCTTAGGCAATGGTGCATTATAGCAACATGTAGCCTTACATTTAGATATATCACACTTACTCATAAGAAGAAATAATCTCCACGTTCAAACGCCCAAACAACATGCTGTAGTTCCCAGTTCTCATGCCATCTTGTGCCACTCTTATCACATATAACTTTTAGAGTATCGCCTTCTATTGATTGTGGTTCAACTCTTCCAGTAAAAGCACCATTTCTACCAGAGAAAGGTTTGCCTTCTTCTAATTGCTTCAGTATATCCATTTCATTATTAGCTTTAAAAGTTGGCGGAGCTAGCTCACTTCACAGTGGACTAACCCCTTGATATTTGTCTTCAAAAACCTTCTTTAGTTGTCACCTTTCTTACGCAGCTTTGACATTACAATAGCTGCACCGAGAAGAGACTTGAGTTCCTTAGGCATACCCTCGATGATGTCCTTAATAGGGTTTTCATCAATGTCATGGTCACTGCCCTTACGATTCTCTAACGCATCTACTGTGTTGCGAACGGACTCTGCATCTTCTATAGAGATAGAGAATGTTTCACCACCGAATACAGATGCTTCCATTCTCTTGGTATCAACGTGAGCAACGTCATTGCCATCAATGTTGAATATGAAAGCTCCACAGTCCTTACACTGTTTAACTCCAAGTTCTTCTACTATACGTCCGATGTATACTGGAGCCTTGCCTACTGCAAGCAGTGCGAACGGTTCGAGAATGTTAGATAATTTGCTTATCAATGAAGGGTACTGTTCTTTAGTGCCATTCAGAATCATGTCAATCTTTTTCATGCTAAATCCTTATTTTTAAGTCGAATAATAAAAATGCCTAATAACACACATAGTACTAGAGGAATCCATAAAGATGCTCTAGTACACTGCCAGCCTAAGTATCCTACCATAAGTAGGAATACAGCCTTAGTCAACCTTGCTTTCCACATACTTATCAAGATTAGTACGTGACAACAAGATACATACACTCCAGTCCATCTTGGACTCATCACACACTTCCTTAGCCGACTTGATGTATTCTACACAATCGTCAACTATAGCTTTGTGCTGCTCGTCATTGATTTCACCTTTGTTGAGTTTGGCATTTGTCTGTTCAATTATAGATGCCATTTCAGCTACAGAGTAGGCAATAATACCTAACTGAATGTCTTGGTTCAACACTTGAGCACGATTCACTAATTTGTTCTTTTCAATCTTCATTGTCGATTAGTTATTAAATTAAACAATATGACCAATTAGTTTCACCTATAAATAGGTTACTTATAGCATCGCCACGTAAAGGCTTAGTCATGGTACCGACCCCTTCACGGGGTATAGTAGAATCATATCTACCTATATATAAAATTCTAATTTATGGAACGCAAGACCTTCCATGCCCATCCGTCATTGAGCCATATTCGTCTAGAATAATAGCTTGACCATTTAAGACCCACTGACCTAGACCCATTACAGCAGCATACTGTAATATCCTCTTACGAGTTACAGGTCTATTACCTTTGGATGATTCCAATAATCTTTGTGCATCTTCTGGAGTTATTTCTACTACTTTGAACTTGATGGATGTTTTTATCTCTTTCATATCGATTAGTTATTTAAATTGTTACTTATTTTATTAGTTGTCAAAGGTAAATAATACTACTTATTTAATAGAATCATAATATTCTTCTTTTAGAACATTAGCAATTCCATTCAATACATAGTGAGGAACGTTGCCAGATAGCTGGAACCAAGGTTCTCCCACCTCATTAGTAGTATATATTACAGCCATCCTAATTTTATGAACTTTAATGACACGAGGACGTCTATCAGATGTCTTTAGGTCATTGTATTTGTTAAGATGAGCATAGAATGCATCAGTGTCATCTGGAATGTCATTCCATTTAGAGGTTTTAGACTCCTTTAAGAATGGCTGACAAGGGATGAGCTTAGCAGGTTTGTCTATCTCTATTGCATTGGGCAATGAGACAAACTTGTTGTTGTACTTTGCAACTATTGCCTTAGTATCAGGCAGATAAAATAATTTCATAATTTTAATCCTCCAATTATAGGTTTATACGATTAGTTAATTGTGCCAGTCTTTACAGCGCTGGCTTTCTGTATAATGCCCTTAGTTTATTGGGATAATAGCTTTGACAATCTATAACTTACAGGAATACTTTTTCTTGAGTCTTCTTTTTCAACTCTGTGATAAGCGTTTCCTATATGTATTTCACTGTCATTATAACCAATGTAATATACATCATTAAAGAATTGTATTTTTAGCACTACGTGGTTGCAATAGAATTGATGTTTATTAGAAAGATGTGTGAATACTTTTTTAAGTCTTTCGTACTCTATACCTTCTTTAAACCTCATAAAACCTCCAAAGCTCACAAAAGGTCTAGAAGTTATTATTTCTGTTATTTGTCCTTGTAACATACTTACATATTATATCATAAAGACACATTGGAAGGTTAAGCACATACTCCAGAAGCTGCAGCATTCCTGTAACTTTGCCAGGCGAACCCACCTTTTTATTGCCTTTAAACCAATGTGTCTATTATTAACTTATTTACCAAAATAGTATTGTAATGCCTGCATTAGATTGGCATCTTGTGAATCAAAATCATTAGCATGTTCAGCTACATATTCTAATGAATCTAATGTTTTAAATGCTTCTTCAATACTACTAAAAGTTGTATCATATATTGTTGATGGTATAACTATTCTATTAGCTATTGCTCTACCATAACGTAATGATAATGATGTTGCTTTACCATTGTCTAGTAAAGACTTCATAAACTCCTCTTGTTGAGGAGTAAGGAGCAAGTCATTACTCTTATTCGTAACTTGTCCGAATTTGTTTATTCTCATAGGTAGATTTATTTTATAATTAATCCTTGAATGCACATGAAAGTACACCTACTAAGAATATACAAAATAAAAAGAAATAGATGAATATATCCATATTATTGCGATTAGTCAATTTAGTTATTGTGACACCTATCTCTAGGTGTTTCGTCTTAATTTGCAAAGACTCATCAGACAATTTCCTAAATTTGGGTTTAAATTGATGTAAGAGAATACAACAAACCATTAAAAAAGTGTATTCTCTTACTAAGTCCCTAACTAGACCAATTTGAATGTTTGGAAATGACGGGAATTAGTTGGGGATTGTGCTACGCCAATCGCTCTTCTCCTTACCTTATTATCTCCTATTGTGCGAGTAGAGAACAACAAAGTTAAGAATTGCATATACATATCCAATTTTCTGTAATAGAAAAAAACATGTATCATACTTAGGAACGTCTGGATTAGATAGAACAGAGTAAATGACAGTTCCCACTCTAAGGATTCTGTCACCTACCAATTCACCTTTAACAGTTTGCGTTACGCGAGGTCGATTGTAAATACCCACTGGTTACCAAGTGTTCTAGTACCATTAGCTCTTTGTCTCATGGTCTGAACTGATTGGATACGTGGAATTTTAACCTTCTTACCGGCAATACTGTTCAAAGCTGACTCTGCATCTGCCGATTGTTTCCACAAATCAACAGCTGTACCTGATGCAATCACAGCTGGCAGGTTATTACCATCAGCATCCTTTGCACGAGTAGAATCATCATTGTAAGGTACAACAGCTTTTACGAATGAACTGAGATACAATTCTTTCGGTTGACCGTTAACCTCAACAAAGATACCAGGAGCAGGATTGCCATTGAACTTACGTATAAACTTAGATGCTTGCAAATCTTCACCAGAAGGAATGATGAATTCATCTCCTTCAGCAAACATATTGCTACCATCATTTACACGTACTTCAATGTTAGCAAAACTAACACCACTACCAACTTGACCACCAGCAACTTTAACTCTCTGAATTGCAGTTGCAACATTTTGACTTAATGCCATAATACTTAATTTATTAAAAGTTAATCTATTCCCAAGCTAGTTAATTGTTCCTATATTGCCTCTTGGGACAGACAAAATAGAAGAGAGTGTTTATACGTACACTCTCTAAACGCTTTACTAGTCGCCCAAGTTTACTTATGCAGCTGTGGCTGGCTGCTGCCCAGGTTATTTAAAAGTGGAACTTCCACTCACCTGGGATTGGTTGTTTTTAATCATAATGATGTCCATTTCAATTCAATACTGTAAACGGACATTTACAATATTAACGATACATACTATACATATCGTCAACATACTGTAGGCGTTATACATTTAGGCTATATTATAAGTTTTATAGTTAGGCTATATTGGTATATTATATAATATAGTATAGATAGTGGGATTGCTCCCACTATCATTCCATTAGAGCAGGGTTATTGCTCTAGTGCTTTCTCAATCCGTTCAATCCTATCTTTTAGATTTCTGATGTATAATCGTCTTGAATTGATTGGAATGTTTCTAAAGTGTCCAAATCATAGCTAACAACACTTGCAAAACTTAAACTCTCATAAACTTCAATATCTTCTAAAGTTGCCATAATGGTTTACCCACCAACCGTAAAGTTTTAAATTGTAAATTATTATTTATGTAAGCAGTTTAAAGACTTGCTTAGGTCTGTAATGTTATGCAAATTCAAAACCAATTAAAGCGGCTGGCACTTCAAAAGGTCTGCCCGTTCTTGTCGATATAGAACGGGCATAAACTTGGCGATAGCAAATTATCTCCTTGCCTCTAACAAGGTTTGCAAATATTTCCCCCAGTTCTTTGTTTGTTGTATTGGGTGTAACTTTCGCCCTAACTTCTTTAGCAATGGTTGAGTTGTTGATAACTTCAACCGTCTTGCCGTCTTGTCTTTCAAATGCCTTTCTTAGAATGGTAGAAAGCCAAAGTTCTTGTTCTTGTCCGTCCTCGTCAATGAGTAGAGCAACCACACTAACCGTATTGCGTTCGTTTGATTGAGCAAAGCAATATTCATCAGGTGCTAACTTAAATCGTTTACCGTTTTGGTATGGCGATAGGTCATCTTTGGGAATGGATGCTACTTTGTTGGCAAGTTGGTTAAACACTTGTGCATTGTCTTTGTTAATTCTTGTAAAACCTTCTAACATGGCTTTAATGTTTCGACACGCTGGACTTCCTTCTAGTCCGTTAATGGTTTGTTTCGGGTTTGTGTCATTCACCCTAACGACTTGCCGTTTCCCTCTCGCACTGGGGCGTACGCCTTTGTCGCTAACTTTATGTAAGTGTTATAAATTTAGGCTTGATTTTTCTAACGAAACCCCCAGGGGGTGTTTCGTAGAACACTACCCTCCCTCTTGTAACTTACATAAAACCTGCACTGTAACAAGATTTGCAATTCGCGAATCTAACAAATATCTGCCAATAGAGTTAAAATATTATATGACTAATTACCTCAATGGGGAGGGGGTGTAATTTTGGAGTACCTAGTATTTGAGTTCGCCTATATTAAATATATTTAAGCATATACCATTAGGTAGTGTATCTAAAATCCATTACCTTTGTATTACTTAGTAATAAGGAAGAAATAACATATTAATTATAAAATTTTAAACTATGGCTAAAGAAGTAAAAGAAACTGTAGCAACAGAAGAAGGTAACAAGAGCCAATGTGGTGAACCCAAGGAGGATTCTATCATATGGGGTAAGATTATAGTAGCTAAATTAACAGTATTAGACAAGATTATCTCTGGAATGGAGAATGGTTCTAATATTGAGCATTGTTTAACATTATCTAATATTTATAAGAATTTATGCAATTAAAATCTATACTTGATAAGTACGATGTTATAGAGGCACAAGTACTCTATAACAAAGCTGTAGAACTATTACAGCTAATTAGTGATGAAGAATTGGAAGAGATATTTACTAAGTATCCAGCATTGTTCTCTAAGATTACTAATGTTCATCTAACACATGAACAGCTACTAAGAGACAAACAAGCTATTAAAGATGCTATTGATGTATTTATAGAGACAATTGAATCACGTAATTTATCTAAAGATGAATTTGATGCAATGACTCTGGATGATATTAAAGATTACTTGGATAGCATTATTACAAGTAAGATTCCAAGTCTTCACAGAATTATTAATGAACTAGAGGATAAGTTTAACAATGATTCCAGAAATCAGACAAATTAAAATGAATCTAACTCTGTTTGAGCAGGGTGTAGAAGAGTTTATGAAGAAGGCAGAACAGATTAAGAATGATAACATAGAACTAGCTAAAGAGAATGATTCTTTAAAGAAGAGGATAGCTGAGCTAGAAGAAAAGCTGAAGAATAAATGATATACTACAGGGATAGAATGTGCTATATAGTCCTTCGAGAAGGAGACAGAACGGTACAAATTGCTCATACAGTCCCAACTAATCCTCAAATTGCTGAGGAGTTATTACATATGCACTTAGCCAAGGCTTATGAACAGATGGCAGAATTGATAAAGAATGACAAGAGAAGAGCGTTAGAAATTGAAACATATGGTAAGAATTACTGACAATAAAGGAAGCTGTATTAGCAGGCTTACAAAGGAACAAGGAGAAGTATGGTAAAAGATACTGCCCTTGTTCCTTAGTAAGGGACGATGATACAGTATGTATGTGTAAAGAGTTTAGAGAAATGGAAGAGGGTATGTGCCACTGTCAATTATATGTAAAGACTAAGGATGAAAGTATTCAGGGATAATACTATCAATAAAAATTAAAGGGGAACTTAGCTAAGTGCTAGGCTCCCCTTACTTGTTTACTTATGATATTCGTGTACGTTATTAAATTTAACACATATATCACTCTTCATGTATATTTCTACATCTTCATCTTTAGTAAACCAATGCCAACATTCCTTCTCAGTAGGGAAGTGGTCTTGTTCAAATCTAATAGTCTTTAATGGCTTAGAGTGTTTATCCTCTGTCCAAATCCAAACGTCCATCATAAAATGTCTCATAATTGTGTTGTGTTTAATTGTTAATAAAACTTAGGTAATATAATACCAATCATTCCTATCTCTGATATTCATATCTTGTAACTGCTTACTATCTAAATGATAATCGCCATCTCTAAAGTTTAGTTCCTTAGTACTATAGTTCCAATAAAAGTATCCGTGCCAACCTGGAAGCATTAATATCTTACCAGTAGCAGCGTGAAGTGTAGCTTGATTATAATTCATAGTACTAAGATTCCTAAAACTATTCCTAATAAATCTGCTAGCAAATCATCCCAGCTCCAACCTTTGTATTTTACTTCATCATAAGTTTCTTTACCAAATGAAGCTATTAGAGCTAGAGCAATTCCACTAACTACATTTAAGACTAATCCAAATATTACTACAATAGCAAAGCAGCATATCATATGTAATATTTTATCACCCTTCAGGAATTTCTTTATTTGGTCTATCATGTTTATCAAATTTCTTCCAGATACCAGTTATTGAATCTATCCCAAGTAATGCCATGCAGCATACTAAGAATGTATCTATCATTAATGGGGCTTGGATAACATGGACAGTACAATATAGTAATACTACTATAGCAACTATCCATCCTAATACTCCACACACTCTCTTACTACTAATACCAGAGTGGGAAGTAACCATCCCCTTTATAAAGGTTATAAATTTCATACTCTTAGAAATTAAACATCTGTATTCTACTAGCTACATCCGTTCCACTTCCAGATTTACTCCAATGTTTATCAGATGGGTTGGCTAATCCTTGTAGATACTTCCTAACTCCACCATTACCAGCTAACCATGCCCCACCTAATAATCCGAATTTAGTATATCCTTTCTGTGCAGCTAGTTCTAAATCTTGCTTATTAAAACCTCTCTCAAATTGTTTAGCTAATTTAATAGCAGCTTTTATTTGTAATTTAGGATTATTCCTAAATGTCTCTACATCAGTTCCAGCATAGGCAGAAATATTATTATACTTCTTACCATCTTGCATGAATTGGAAATACCCATAAGCAGGAGCGCCAGCTTTATTCTGAATTGCACTATTAAATCCAGATTCTTGTTCAGCCATTTTAGTAAGGAACTGTCTATAGTTCTTAGCTTCTGGGTCTTCTTGCTCTACTTCATCATACCATCTATTAAATTCATCTAATCCTTTGGACGGCTTAATATTGAATAGTTCTCTTTTCATGGGTTGTTCTTCTTTAATAACAGGTTGTTCAATTGGTTCCTCAACCTTAGATTGTACTACTATTGGTTCATCTCTAGTAATAGGAATATTATATGTACTAAATACATTTGGGGAACTTAACTCTAACCTTGGAATATCAATGCTTGGAGACTCTACTGGGATATATGATACAAACTGTAATCCTTCCTGACCTTTCCTAATCCTATTATTAGAGTATGTAGGTCTGTCCGATTTCATAAACTTCTTCCTCATATCTCTCTTATTATTAAGAGCTTTGGAGTTTCTTACTAATGGAGAGTCTTTGAATTTGAATCTTCTACCATCCGATACTAAACTTCCTCCCTTCTTAAGAGTTAGCAATGAACCTTGCATTAGGGGTTCCCTTCTTATATATGGGTTCTTAGGAATACTCTTAATACTGTCCCAAACTCTCCTACTACCTATATAAATAGGATTCTCTTGTTGTAGTATAAATGGAGTTCCAACCTTATCCATTAATGCTGCTTGTTTAGTAGCTCTTACTCCTTCCGCTACATTCTTTCCAGACCATCTTTTAGCATAGTCAGCTGGATTAAATTTCCATAAGTCTTGGGATATTTGAGTAAGTTTACCCTTATTATTGTAGTCAATCTTTATAACATGACCTCCTACATCATCTATTGGTCCAACATAGTTAGTACCAGGTTGTCTGAAGGTTTGGAATCCATCTGGCATTTCAATAACCATATCACCTTCCTTACCTTGCAACTTACCTATACCATTAGAGTATTCATTGAACTCTTCTATATCTCTAAACCTTAATGGTCTAGAATCCTTAACTACAGATTGCATTTGGTATCTTCTATTCTCAATACCAGGATATAGTTTATTATATCTTTCACCATGACTAAATCCTTGACCTTTAGCTGGCTTAAATGATTGAACTACTCTTTGAAACCAAGGACTTCTACTTATTAACGGGTCATTCTTGAATAGATACATTCCTAGTAAATTTCTATCACCATTATTACCTTCTGGTGTTGCTGAACCAGTATATGTAGACTCATTACTTCTTATGTCTTTTAAGGACACAGAAGCATTACCTTTGGTTCTTCTACCTACTTTATAAGCTGCAATTCTAGCTGGGGTCTTCTCTACATTAGATAAGAACGGCATTACTCTATTGATAGTAGCCATAGCAACATTAGTAGGAGTACGTGCCTCCCTGTTAAATATCCAATGATTCTTATTAAGAGCATTCCAGCCCAAGTCAGCATCTCCCTTAATAAACTTAGTAGCTAATCCATTCTTAGTAATATTGAGTCCTTTACTCCCACCATATATTGCACCTGGGTTTAGATACTCCCCAACTTCAGATGGAATACCAGTTTTACCTTCGAGCCATTGTCCAAATCCACCAGTAGCATTATTAACAGTTTCACTACCCAGTAATCCTCCCAATACTGTAGCTGGAGTTGTTACTAATGCAGCTCCTGCCATTGCAGGCATTACTGTTCTTTCTAAGCCTACTAATGGGTTAGTTTCATTTCTCATTGAAGATTTAAACCTTTCCTTAGCTCCTTTAATAGGCTGCCAGTAGTCTTTATTTCTCTCGGCAGCAGTTCTAGTATCAGTAGATGGTGTTCCTCCTAAATCAATAAGTTGGTCTTGTCTAGGTTTAGCCTTAATAATTTCTGGAATAATAGGTTTAGATACTCTAGTATTATCCTGCTTAGCTATTATATTACCTTCCTGTGACTTCTTTATCCTCATATCTAATAATATTATTATGTAATTTCTTGTGACAGTTAGAGCATACTACTATGCACTTATTCATCTCCTTTATAAAAAGAGGAGTGGGAAGGTTCTTAACTGCTCTGGATATTGTATAGAGTTTATTCCTTATATGATGTAACTCTAAACAGCAGTAGGTAGTCTCCCCACATATACAACATTCTTTCTTCCTCTCTCTTAGTAAGCTTTTGTTAATTTTAGCTGTTTCAGCATTCTCTGTCATAATTAATCATTAATGATGCCACTTAGCTGCATTCCTAGCGAAATTAGCTCTCTTCTTTTGTAATGGAGTAGCATTAGGATTATTAAGTACAGAACGTGCATGTTCTTGAACACTCTGCCCGGCTTTCTTAGCTGATGCTGTAAACTTACCTCTATTCTCTTTCTTAATATGGATACCACTTCCATTTTTACATCTAGGTATTAGCTTACTTCCCTGTCTAAACATAGGAATGCCATCACAATCTACATTACTACACATCTCCTTTAAAGAGATATACAATGCCTTCAATTCTCTCTGATTTAGTTCCATAATTAAATAAGTTTATGTTTCATTTTTTTATTTACAAAATTAAAGCTAAATTTGCACATTATCAAATGAAAGATGGTAAATTATAAATAATGGATTGATGAAAATGAATTAGAGTTTAATTTTAGACAGACTAACATTCAACAATTAAAGGAAATAGATTAATGTCGTTAGGTAGACTAGAAGCAATTTATGGCTGGATTAATAACTTAGGTCCAAACGTTAAGACTATCATTATTATAGTTTTATCAGTGATAGTAGTGGAAACTAGTTTTAGAGGTCATACGAAACTTATCTTACAAGATTATACTGAACAAGTCCAGCAGGAAAAGTACCTCGCTGAGGAATATACAAAGATAATCTCCCCTTCTATTAATGAATACATTGAAAGAATATTGGTACAGGACAAGGATGCGTCTAATGTTATCCTATTGAATTATCACAATTCCTTGGTTAGTACTCATGGATTATCGTATAGATACCTTACAGCACTAACTGAGAAGAAGAGAGGTCTGGATACTAAGAGCTGTTTAAGAATATGGAAGGAGCTAGAATATACAAACTATGGAGATGAGATTGAAAAGATAAATGAGAATAAGTCCTTAAGAATGGATAGTATTCAACAATATAGCACAAGTCTGCCCAACTTAGTAGAGTTGTTACAACGTAGCAATGCTAAGTCAGCTGCGTTCTACACATTATCAGGTGTAGATGGACCTGTAGGAATGCTGGTAGTTATCTATCCTATGAAGAAGGAGTATTATCTGGGATATTATCAATCTATAATAGCTCCATCTTTTCAACCTCTTACAACATGGTTAGATTATAATTCAGTAAAGGATAAATTTAAAAGGCTATATGAAAGTGGACAAGCAGAACCAGAACGTTTGCTACAACGATGAGAAGCATATGTACTGGGATGAAAATGGAGTATATGTATCAGTAACAACATTAATTGGCAAATTCTGCCAAGATTTTGATAAGGATTTCTGGTCAGGTTATAAGGCATTAGAGAAGTTATTATCAGCAGACGAATTTAAGGCTGAGAAGTCTCAGTTACTAAACACACATAAGATAGATGTTAAATACTTCTGTGATATGTATGGGTTTACTGTTAATGATTACAATAAAGCTCAGCAGGATATTTTAGATGAGTGGCAGAAGACTAATGCCGAATCTTGTGAAAGGGGTTCTAAAATTCATGCAGAACTAGAAGGTAAATACACTTCTAAGAAGCAATGCGAAATAAAGAAGTTCGGACTTGGAGGTAAGTTTGAAGTAAATACCAATGACTCTTTAATGAAGCATAACAAGGATTTACTTGACATTGATAAGGGTGTATTCCCTGAGTATATGATATATAGAAAGTCAGAAGATGGTAAATTTAGGTTGGCAGGTCAGATTGACTTGCTGATTAAGGATGGCAACGACATCTACATCATAGACTATAAGACCAATAAGAAATTGGATGATAAGTCATTCTTTGATAAGAGAACAAAGAAATGTCAAATGATGAAGTATCCCATGAATAATATTATGGATTGTAACAAGATGCACTACGCACTACAGTTATCAACCTATGCTTGGATGCTTCAGAAATTGAATCCTAAGTTCGTAGTTAAGAAACTATTACTTATACATTACGACCATCAAGGAAATGTCACAGAACATGAGCTTGATTATCTAAAGGATGATGTGGAAAGAATGTGTAGGTTCTATAAGAAAGAAGCTATATTAGAAGCCAGAAAGAATAGCAGGAGACCTATAGAATTCTAATAATACCTATATGAGTATCTTTCAAACAATTAGGTTTGAGATATTAGCAACTTTATGAACTAAATAGAATAAATATGGGTCTTGGTGCTATTTTAAATGGACACACTAACGAGATGCTTGGGCTGAATCAGAATATATCTGCTGCCCGCATCCGTTTGTGTAAAGAATGTAAGCTCTACAAGAAGAGTGTAGTATTGGGGGAGATATGTAACAGTAAGTTATGGGTAAACCCCGATAATGAAGATGTAAGTACAGAGAAGAAAGATGGTTATATTAATGGATGTGGGTGTAGGTTAAGAGCTAAAACAACTCTACCTAACGCAACGTGTCCTATAGGGAAATGGTAATTTAATTAAATGAGTATGGATAATTTAAGTACAGTAGAAGCAGTGTTAAAAACAAAGAATCAATTGGTTAGAGGAGATGCTAATGGTAAGAATAGTTTAATGGGTAATGGTGATGTATTTATTATGTCTCCTACTGTAGCTGAAATGGCTAAACAAGATGCTAAAGTAAAATTCAACGAGCAGGTTGAGGAAGCTAGGGCAGAGTGGAATGCTAAAATCGATGAGCAGGAAAGACACGCTAAGATGATGGATGAGAAGATGAAGGACTTACAGATTGTCCCTATCAACAGTTATATATTAGTACAACCTTATGCTAAGAACCCATTCCAGAAGATGAAGGTAACTGAGTCAGGGTTGATACTTCCAGAATATACAGGTACATTTAAGAATCCAGACTCTGGTGAAATGGACCAAGAAGAGAACTTATCAGTTCAAGCATTAGTAATAGAGGCTAGTCCTTTATGTAAATTTGTAAAGGAAGGTGACATTATTTACTATAGAAGAGCATGTGGAGTTCCTATTCCATTCTTCGGACAAGGATTTGAAGTTGTAGCTGAACCTCAAGTTCAAGTAGTAGTTAATTCTGGATTAAAAGATAGATATACGAAGGAATTTAAAAGTGATAATGCATAATGGAAGAGAAAGTATATTTTATGCCAGGTGAGGTAGTAACTCTTAAACAAGATATACCTAACAAACCTGTAATGATTGTGGTTAAGAAGGAGACTATGAATATTAGAACTCATGGTGTTCCCAACGTAACAGAAGATTATTTTAAAGGTATTAGGTGTAGATGGTTCTCTACAGAAGGAGTTTTGCAAGAAGCTATTTTTAATACCAAAGACCTTTTGAAGGTATAATTGATTTAGTTAAAGTATGATAAGTATGTTTCAACAGGGTGGGCAGATGAACGAAGAACAACAAGCGTTCACTGCCTATCTTATTAAAGTCCTAAACCCTAAAGATGCAGCGGACTTTGAGAATAAAGTAGCACAGCTGTCAGAGAACGAATTAAAAGAGTTTTATAAACAATACAAAGCAATGGAAGGTAATCAAATTTCAATGGCTAAATTAGGAGCCAAATTAAGTTATGTTCAAACCCTTAGAGGTGAGTGCCCAGAAGGATACGAGGTTGAGAAGTATATGGCTGGAGGTTGTGTTAAGTGCAAGAAGAAAGCTGAGGGTGCTAAAGTAGTAGATATATTTAAGGATAAATGTGGAGGTAAAGCTAAGAAGAGAGTTAAGAAAGACCAGAAAGGTGCTGTAGTTAATAAGGCTGATACCGTACACACAAATAAGGGAGTGTATAATGTTAGTAATAAGAAGCTTCCTTATAAAAAGATGACTCCTGCTGATTATAGAAAACTATCTGATAAAGATAAAGTTAAGGTTGATATGAAAGACCAAGCTAATGGTAGAGGTGCTGGCGGGGCAGGAGCTGTAAAGAATAAAGGAATTGGTAAGAATTACTTCGGAGGAACAGTCCAAAGACGTATAATTAAACAGTAATTATTATGACAATATTTCTATATGATAATGTAAATCATGAATTGCGATTAAACGAGCCAGAGATTCTCCTTATTAAGGAGTTCGCTGAGCTATGGACTAATGATAGAAATATCAGTAAGGAAGACCCAAAAGGTACTAAGAAGCTAAGAGCATTCAAAGAGTTTACCTATATGTACCTAATGATTGATTGGCAATCACACTACTCACAATTTACTGAAGCAGAACGTAATGAGGCTGCTAAGCAGGATAGTGGTATTACAGAAGAGGAGTTTAACGACCCTCTGTTTAGGGCAGCATGTAGGAAATATAGAGAGATACAAGAATCAGCAAGAGACATTAAGTTAATAAGGGCAGCTCAGAATAAGGTAGACGAACTAATTGATTATTTCAATGAGGGTTCAGATTTACAAGAAAGAGACCCAATCACTGGTAAGCCAATCTTTAAAGCTAAGGACGTTATCGGTGAAATGTCATCTATATCTAAGGTATTAGATGAATTAGATGCCTTAGAAGCCCGTATTAAGAAGAAACAGAAGGCTGCTACAGGTCTTCGTGCTGGTGCTGTTGAGGGATATGTACCAAAACTAAAGTAATATGGCACGCGGAAGGAAACCTAAGAATAAATTACCAGAGTCCCCTACCGTCCAAGCCTTAGTTGAAAAGGTTACTGAGGTAGGGGAGAATGCTGGAGTACTAGAACAGAAGTCTACAGAATTTGAATGGGATGTTAAAATTGGGGACCCAATAGACTATTTTGACTCTAATCTATCTTATGAACTTACTGGCTATAGACCTATTGATGGTACAAGAGGATTAGACTTTGACCCAGAATGGTTTATGGAAGCTAGGAAGACTAAGGCTACTACTGGTAAGTATTGTAATGAACCAATGTTTGGTAAGGCTTATGGTGAGTTCTGGGACCAAGAATATGATAGATGTAGAAATGGCATGACTGTTAATGGTTATACTATTACTGGTGATAATTATTACTTTATTAATTACTATCAGCTACCTAATCTATCTTCTGCAACTAAGGCTGGTGGTGGTCGTTCAGTAGACTTCCCTAATTTCTTTGTAAAACAATATGAGTACTTCCATTATATAGAATTGTGTAAGATGCTGAGAAAGAATGCTATTGGATTGAAAGCCAGAGGTGTTGGATTCTCAGAAATAGCTGCTGCCATCCTTATTAATGGTTACATAACAAGACCACACTTCAGAGGAGTAGTAGCTGCACAACAAGAAGGTTATGTTGATGATACCCTTAGCAAGTGCTGGATGCAATTATCATACTTAGATGATAATACAGAAGATGGTATGAGAAAGCTAAGACAGGTTCACAACACAGCTAAGTGGAAGAGAGCTTCTAGTAAGAATGTAGATGGTGTAGAATCTGGATGGATGTCAGAGATTGAAGGTATTACAGCTGATAAGCCTAATAAGATTAGAGGTGACCGTACTGATATTTTAATGTACGAAGAAAGCGGTTCATGGCCAAATTGGAAGAAAGCTTTCATTCAGGGTGATGCTTTGATTGATATTCAAGGACAGAGATTCGGTATTAAGTTAGCTTGGGGTACAGGTGGTGATAGTGGTCCTGCATTAGAAGGTGTAGCTGCTGCATTCCATGACCCTAAAGGTTATGATGTACTTCCATATAAACATAACTATACTAAGGAAGGTACTTATGTAGAAACTGCATATTTCATCCCTGCATATACTATTGTTACTGCCCCGGGATATGTTGATAATAGAGGATGGACTGACCCAGAGAAGGGTAAAGAGTTTTATATGGCTAAAAGAGCCACTAAGATAGCTGACCCTAAAGGATTAATGCTATACTCTGCTGAGTATTGCTTTACTCCTGATGAAGCATTAGCTTTGGAAGGTGATAACCAGTTTAATACTGTATTACTTACAGAACAGTTAGCTGCAATTAAATTACATAAAGTTACTCCTCCGGAGTTAAAACCTAAATGGGGACAGCTAGAGTATATATTCCAAAATAATGTACATTCTGAAGAAGCTAAGAACGGAGTAAGGTTCATCCCTAGTGATAAAGGAAAGGTTTGTATTATTGAACATCCCATTAAGAATGAGAATGGCGCAGACTTTAGAAATCTATATGTAGCTGGTATTGATGGTATTGACATGGGCATGAATGATACATCAGATAGTACTAGAGACCCATCAGACTTCTGTGTAGTAGTTAAAAAGAGATGCTTTGGTTTACAAGAACCAATGTATGTTTGTGTCTACAAAGACAGACCTAACAACCTTGAAGAGGCATATAGAACTACCTTAAAGATATTAGAATACTATAACTGCAAGGCTTGTCTGGAATCTACTCGTATTAGTATCCTTACTTGGTTTAGAACTAAGCATAAGGAAGAGAGATTCTTAATGAGAAGACCAAGAGCTACTCAATCTGATATACAGGGTGGTAGGAGTAGACAATTTGGTGCTCCTGCAACTGAAGCAGTTATTCAACATCAGTTAGACCTTATTGATTGCTACATCAATGACTATTGTCACAATATGTGGTTTGAACCAATGATTAACGAACTTATTACTTATTCATATGAGAATAAGAGAAAGTTTGATATTGTAGCTGCAATGGGTATGGCTGAACTAGGAGATGAAGAATTAAGTGGAATTACACCACAGGAAGTTGATAATGGAGGTAGGAAGTTAAAGTTATTTGGTTACTGGACTGATGAGAATGGTATTAAGCATAAAGGAGTCATTCCAGATAAACAGTCTATAGTACCTAGGTTTAACCTATTCCCCACACAATATTATGACGACACAGGATATAGAACAAGCAATCCGAGATTTAATTAAATCTTTATATTGCGTAGAATATCAAGGAGTCCTAAGGGTCTATGAAACCACTTATAAATTCCCAGGAGAGGAGCCTGAGCACGTGGGATATAGAATGGACCTTGGACTTAATAAAGATGAGAAGCCATTGTCCATTGCGTGTGATGGAACGGCTGAGGAATTTTTGAAGTTTATTGAGAAAGAACTAAAGGAGAGAAGTTTAGTAAGAACTAAGTACTTCACTGCTATACAATTATATGATTACGAAGATGAGTGCAAAGCAAAGAAGTGATGATTATTTGATAGAGAAGATTGACAAAGCTGTAAATGAGTTAGTCTTCAATAAATGGAAGTTACAGAAGGCATACAACTACTATAATGGTAAGAGAGACGCCGAACAGTTTAGGTATCTTGAAGAAAACTTTGGAATAGGTAATCCTACTTCTATTGAGTTCACTCCTCTTATAAAGAAACACGTTGATGCTTTAATTGGAGAGTATTTAGACATTCCAATTCTTCCAAAGGTATCTTGTAAAGATAAGGAAACAATCTCCAAGATTACTAGACAGAAGGAGTTAGAAATAAGCCAGCAAGTCTATACATTCTTACAGAAGCATTTAAACAATCAAATTCTAGCCTTTATAGGAGGAGGTAATGTTAGTGATGCTTCAGTTGAGGCGGATATAGAAAAGCTAATTGAAGATATTAATAACAACTTCATCAGTGACTATGAGATAGCTGCACAGAACGTTATTGAGTACGTAATTCAATCAAGGAACACTGACTTGGCTAATAAGCTAAAGGCATTACTATTAGACTTACTTGTTACTGGATGCTCATTCTATAAAGTTAAACCATCAGCTAGTGGAACTAATATTAGTATTGATGTTCTTAATCCCTTAAATACATTTGTTGATAGAAACCCTGAATCTCCTTATGTAAAGGATAGTTATAGGGTTGTAATTAGGAAATGGATGACCAAACAGCAAATTCTTATTGAGTATGGTAAAGACCTAAATGATGAGAGTAGGGCTGAATTAGAAGATATGTATGAGCATTACTCTGACAGTTCTTATATGTATATTAGAGCTATGGAGAATCAAGTAGGATGTAGACCTATTATGGAAGGTGAGGGTGCTGGATTAGATGCAGGTAAAGGTATTGTTCCAGGTTTCCCTGCTGATACTTATGAATCATTTAATTACAAATTACTTCCTGTCTATGAAACTGAATGGATTGATATAGATAAAGAAGGTGATGAGTATGTTCAGAATAGGTACGAGGGAGTTAGAATCGGACAGTCAATATATGTTCTTACTGGCAAATCAGAGAATGTAATTAGAACTAAGGATGCTCCTACTAAATGTGGACTATCTGTTAATGGTATATATCTGGTTAATAGAGACAATGTTCCACAATCTTTAGTATTACAATGTGCACACCTACAAGATAAGTATGACTTAATTACTTACTTTAGAGATAATATCTTAGCTAATAGTGGTACTGATGGAGACTGGCTAGACTTATCAATGCTTCCAACTATATTAGGTGATGACCTTACTGAAAGAATACAGAAGTGGATAGCATTTAAGAAGACTGGGGTAGCTTTAGTAGATACAAGTCAAGAAGGTAGAGCATTTAATAACAATACTTCATTTGCTGGATTTACTGACACTATTAAAGTACAAACAATCCAAGCATTTGACTTAGCATTACAGAGAGTGGAAGACCAAACCTCATCTATTACAGGAGTATTTAGGGAAAGGCTAAATGGTATTCAACAGAAGGATGCTGTTAGTAATGTAGAAGCTGGAGCAAGAAACTCCTATACAATTACTAAGCCATTCTATCAGACTATGGACACATTATCAATAGACATTCTTAGAGACTGTCTTGATATAGCTAAGATAGTATGGAAGAAAGGATTAACTGGAACTCTAATCTTAGGAGATAAACTACAGAAAGTATTTACTGCATTACCAGAGCATTTTACTCATACTGATTACGATATACATATCGTGCCAAGTACCCAGATTATGAAGGAGATGCAGAATGTTCAGCAAATCATTATTGAGCTTATAAAGAGTGGTCAATTAGACCCAGATATGATTGTTGATGCTTTAACTGCTAGAAGTCTTACTGAACTTAAGGCTAAGGTTACTAAAGCCTTTGCTAAGAAGAAGAAGGAGATGAATGAGGTAGGTCAAATGCAACAGCAGCTTGAACAATTACAGCAAGAGAATCAGAAGTTACAACAACAACTACAACAAGCTCAAGGTAAGATTGAAAGTCTTAATGAAGCTAAATTGGAAATTGAAAGACAAAAGGTTCAGAACGAAGCTGATATTAACTGGTATAATGCTAGGACTCAAAGAGACAAGTCTCAAAGTGATGCTGATAACGATACTAAGAGAACAGACATTGAATATGCTCAATTATTCGATGGTAATCAAATGAATAACGAAGTTAAAAACGCATAAGAATGATTAATCTCAATCAGAATGAAAGACCAACCTCCCTGCAAGTAAGTAGATTATCTCTATTACCTGCAGGTAACTTTGAGTTACCTTATGGAAGTAATGCAGTTCTTGTTAAGAATATTACTGAAGATAATGTAACTGTAGAGGTGTTATTAAAAGATGCAGAGGGTCAGTATATATCTACCGTGTTCTATCCTGGATGGAACCCTGAGTTAGTTATAGGGATTAAGGCTGTACCTGAGAATACATTACAAGTAGGTAATTAATATGGGAATATTTGTAGGTATTGGTAATTATATAGGTAGAGTTAGGCAGCCAATTGGGCCTAACGATTACTATATAATTACAGAAGATGGAATCGCTGTACTTACTGAAAGAGGTAAGCATATATTATTAGATAAATATGTTACAGAAGATGGAATTGTTCCGCCCATCCACGCAAGAAGGAGTTTAGATGGCTCAGAAGTAATTCTACATGAAGATTTCATTAAACCAGTTATTAATAATGATGAAGAGATTATGTTCTACCCATACGACAGTGTAGAATTAAATGAAATATTAAATAGTGAAACATGGCAGCAACAGGAGTAAAAATATCTCAAATGGATGCTACTAACACCCTTGCTGGAGATGAGTTAGTTCCTATAGTACAGAATGGAAGTAATAAATCAGCTACCATCTCTAAAATTAAAGAAGGGTTAGCAACAGAGGCATGGGTTATAGAAGCAATTAATAATGCTGGAGGTAAGACAGTAGTTGTTACTGAATTACCTGCAAAGGGAGATGTAAATAAAATCTACCTAATTCCTAACGAAAGTTCAAGAGCTAATGATGTATATGATGAATACATTTATCTTATTACAGAACAAAAGACTGGCTGGGAGTTCTTAGGAAATAAACACGTAGACGTAAACTTAAAAGATTATTATACTAAGGCTGAGGTTAATGAAGCAATTGAAGGAGTAGAAGGTAGAACTACTAGTGCACTTGCTCTAAAGGTAGATAAGGTTGAAGGTAAACAATTATCTACAGAAGATTATACAACAAGTGAGAAGCAAGAAGTAGCAAAGATAGCTAACAAGGTAGATAAGGTTGAAGGTAAACAATTATCAACTAACGACTATACTGCTGAAGACAAAGCAGCTGTAGACACTATTGCAGATAAGGTAGATAAGGTTGAAGGTAAACAATTATCTACAGAAGATTATACAACAAGTGAGAAGACTAAACTGCAAGGTGTAGCAGCTAATGCTAACAACTATGTACATCCAACTACAGCAGGTAATAAACATATTCCAGCTGGAGGTACAGCAGGTCAAATACTCGTAAACAACGGCGACGGTACAGCTGAATGGCAGGACAATCAAGGTGGAGGTGGTGGAATTGACTACACTGGATTAGAAGACATTTACTCTTATGGGGTTGAATGGGATTCTACAGTAGCTGACCCTACATTAACTAGAATTGGTAATCCATTGCTACATAAGTCATTACCAGTGCAATCTCAATATAAGGGTTGTGTAGCTAATGGTGCTGCAATCAATTACTATCTAGACCCAAATGACTGGTCTAAGAAAGCTGATGGAGGTAACTCTGTCCTTGATGGAACTGATGGTACTGTAAGAGTACATATTCCTAAGTTCTATGGTAAGTCTGGAGTTGAAGGTAATAAGAGATGGGTTAGGATTTCTACAGTTAAATGTGATGATACATGGGTAGAGATTCCAGAAATGCTGTTAGATGCCTATAGGAGTACGGTGAACCAGACTGGTAATAAGGCTGTATCGGTAGTTAACACTACAGCTCAATTTAGAGGTGGTGGTAATAGAACAGCTAACGATACATATCTATCATCTGATAAATTTAGAAGTGACTTAGGTAAACCAAGAACTAATATTTCAAGAGCAAACATGAGAACTTATGCTGCTAATGCTGGTTCAGAAATGCTATGCTATGAATATTACAAGTGGATATTCTACTGGGCTTGGGTCATTGAATATGCAACATTTAATTCACAAGCTACTTATAACGCTGAGTTAACAGCTGATGGTTATCATCAAGGAGGACTTGGTCCTGGAATTACTGATTGGAACAACAATGCTAATGGGTGGTCTGGATATAATAGAACTTATCCAATAACACCATGTGGGTATTGTAATGATATTGGTAACTTCACTGGAATTAAGGAGTTAGTTATTCCAGAGACCGTAGTGGATGAATCTACAACAGTCCCCACTAAGACATTTAAAGTTCCAAGGTGGAGAGGATTTGATAATCCATTCGGAGACATCTGGACTAACCTAGATGGTATTATTTTAGAGAGAACAGCCGCTAATCAGCCAAGTAGTGTATACACTACAACTGACCCAACAGCATTTGGAGATGATAATACAGCTAAGGGTAAAATGACTGTTGCTGGTACTGAGATTGCATCTGATGGATGGATAAAAGACTATGACCTAGGAGAAACAGGTGAAATCATACCTTCAGTAGTCGGTGGTTCAGCTACTACTTATATGTGTGACTATCATTGGTGCAATACTGCTGGTACATCTTTAAGAACGCTCCTCGTTGGCGGCGGCGCTTATTATGGTGGTTATGCTGGTCTTGGTCGCTTCCATTCTGGCAATGGGGTCGGCACTGTCGGTTCCGATGTGGGCTTCAGAACATTAAACAGAATAACTCAATAATACATAAATAGATAAAATACGAGATTAGGGGTACTATTTACCTACACTTCTGTTGGTGCTGATTAATTCAAATTACTACAAACACTCATCGTTAGCAGCAACGCTAATAATGGTAGTAATGCTAGTCTTAGTAACTTCAATTCTAACAATGGAGTCAGCAATGTCAATTCCAATGTAGGCTTATTATATATTTCTTTATTTAGGTAATTTGGTTTCATTTTACAGTCTAAATAGTACCCTTGCCTCTTGGCAAAAGACAACGTAGTATTTAATAACTGGGTGTTAGTAGGTTAAGTCTCGAACGCTTCCATAATAAATATATAAGACTTGAAACGTATAGGTTATTTACATGAACAGGTTTATGATATAGAGAATATCGAAATAGCTGATGATAAGGCTAGAAAGAATAAATCAATTAGATGGGGAATCGTTAAGCACGATAGAAATAGACAAGAGGAGAATGAGAGGTTATCTGAGCAGCTAAGGGACTTGGTATATGAAACCTCTGAATATAGTACCTTTAAAGTATATGAACCTAAAGAAAGGTTGATATTTAGACTACCATACTATCCAGATAGAATAACACATCACGCTATAATGAACGTGATGGAACCTATTTGGACTAAAATATTTATTAAGCAGACTTACTCTTGTATTAAGAATAGAGGTATTCATAATGTAGCTCATGACTTAAAGACTGCATTAATTGAACATCCAGAAGAAACTATATATTGTTTGAAGATGGATGTTAGGAAGTTTTACCCATCTGTAAACCACGATATACTATGTGATATAATTAAAAAGAAGATAAAGGACAAATATCTTCTAACATTACTTATTGGGATTATCTATTCAGCCGATGGGGTTCCTATAGGTAATTACTTATCTCAATTCTTCGCTAACTTGTACTTAGCTTATTTTGACCATTGGGTCAAAGAAGAGTTAAAATGTAAATTCTACTTCAGGTATGCTGATGATATTGTAATTCTCAGCAGTGACAAGAACTTCTTAAGAACAGTACTTATAGCAATTAAGATGTATTTGAAAGAGGTTCTGGATTTAAGGTTAAAACCAAATTATCAAATATTCCCAGTAGATGATAGAGGTATAGACTTTGTAGGTTATAGGTTCTATCATACCCATGTGTTACTAAGGAAGTCAATTAAGATTAGATTATTTAGACTGGTAAAGAAGTATCAGTCTGGTAAGATTGATAAACAAGAATTAAGAAGGAGAAGGAGAATGCAATCATATTTTGGTTGGCTAAAGTTTTGTAATTCTAAGAATCTATTAAGGAAGATTCAAAGAGATACAGGTTTAAGATTCTCTAATTGGGATGGGAAGAAATCTAATATTTCAAGATTTTATAACAAGTACATTCATATTGTAGATATAGTTAGCTATAGTAAGTGTTTTAGAGTTAACTTTGTATACAATAATAAATCCTATTACTTTGAGAGTAAGAGTAGGAATCTATTCTACTCTCTAACCAGATATTCATTCCCAGTAAATTTTAAAATAAGACCTTATGTTAGAACCAAGAAGAATAGAAATGGATGTGCAGCCAGACTTAATAGAGAAATTAGGTAATGGTACATATTACTATAACTATGATATTAAATCAAAAGAGGTTAATGTTACAGACCCAGAAACAGAAGATGTAACACAAGAGACAAGGTGGACATATGTTCAGGTTCATCTACATGGTCAACCAGACCATAAAGAATGCATTAAAGCTATTATTAGGCAGTATGTAGACCAAGATGAAGAGTTTGATTTAATCAACAGCTCCAACAGTATTGTATTAGGATTATCTGATAATCAGACTGATAGACAGAAATACCTAGACTATCTTACACTAGTAGGAGAAATCAAAACTAAAGTTAGAGCTGACTTTAACGTATAATTATGGATTCAGTATTTAAAATATGCAAGAAGGGAGCTTGTGGTATTACAATAACTGGACTTGAAAGGGATAATGACGAGTACTTAAATGAGACTGATGAAATCACAGTAAGTACTCGTAACTATGCCTATAGTCAAACAGTTACCCTTAATGCTATAACAAGTATTAAGTCTTCAGGAGATGAAGTAACTCAGAAGTATGATATTGTAGAGCATGTTATAGACTGCATTGATGAATCCGAAATGGAGATGCCTATTGATGGTCTATATGAAGTAACTCACATAATCTTACCAACAGACGTATGGCTTAAATATGTATTAGAGAGGAATCCTACTGCATTGACAGCTTACCATTCTGTTTACTACTACGATACACAATCCGAATCATTTATGAAGTATGTTGATGAGGAGTCAGTAGGAGTAACTGTAGAGGAAGTATTGGAAGTTAATGCCATGCCACCTGCTACTGTTACTGAGAAAACTACTACAATCATCAGAGGCGATAAGAATACATTCTGTGTTTGCCATATTAATGAATGCTTCTATAGATTGTGTAAGAATCTTTTAGGGGACTTACCAGGAAGATGTAAGAATAAAACTGATGATGTTAAGATGTTAATCTATAATAGAGATATTATATGGATGGCAATTAATGTTATTAAGTACTTAATTGAGTTAGGTCAGTACTACGAGGCTCAGAGAGTCTTAGAGGACATTACTCAGTGCGGAGGAATTTGTAAAGATGTTATGATTGACAAAAACACTATAGGAGGAGGTGGTTGTGGATGCAATAACTAACCTAAAGTTGAAAGTAATCAAAGACTTTGACAAGTTCCTTAAAAGGCTAAATAAGGGATATATTGAGAACTACGATATGATTCTGCATCAAATATCCTTTATTCAGACTTGTCAATACTTTGATAAAATAGATGGAATATACGAATTTCTAATGAATAATTAACATGGCAATAGAAAGGGATACAAGACGTTATGCCTGTATTCATGATTTGAATAATTATTTCAAGAAGAAAGACCTACTAGGAGGTTTAACCGAACTAGAGCAGGAACAGTTAAGGAAGAATATAGGTATTATTGATTATGGCGGAGAAGGCGGACAAGCTAAGCCATTGGAAGTAACATATACGCTACTTAATGATTACATAAGTAAGAATAGCTTAATAACAGGAGCAAGGTATGTTATTACAGACTTTCAAACTATTTACTCTTCCAATGTCACTAATAATTCAGGTCAAAAGGTTACGTGGGGTACTGAAGACTCCACTAACCCTTCTCCTGTTTGGAAGTTAATTGTAACAGCTATTACTAATAATAGGCTAGACCCAAGGGTTGTTATTGATAATGATAAAATGAAGGATTGGGTTATTGAATATGACCCTACCAAAGAAACTCTCGAAGACGGAGTTACTACTAAAGGTAGAATAACATTTATGAGAGACAATCATTTCAATTCAGCTCACTATGACTTTAAGAATATAAAGTTTAGAAGAACGGCTGAGGAGTTAGACAACACTAATCTTAATCTTGGAGCAGCATATGGAGATTTCTATACATTCTCAGACTTAACTGGGGGAGTTATTACTGACAGCTCTGAATTACATAATACTAAGCATAATGAATTGAAACAAGGGTGTACTAATAATATATTCTTGGGAGATACATATGATAATGTATTAGAAGCTGATTGTAAGGGCAATACGTTCCTTAGAGGCTGTCATGACACAACTCTGAGGTGGAACTCAGTTAATAATATGTTTAACGAGAATGTATGTTATATGGAAGGGTCATTATATAATAAAGTGTTTCCTATTGGAGATACCAGTTTATCAATGACAATTACCAAAACAATTCATAAGGTTAATGAGGCTACTATTATATCCTTCTTAGACCCTATGACATATGCTTATCAAATCATTCAAATCTAAATATGGCAGAGTTTATACGTCTTGACGAACAAGAACAAGAAGCTCCCATTTTACCTGACTACCCACATTCTATTTCTAATATAAAACCAGATACTAAGATAATAGATGGTGTTATAGAGAAAGAGGAAGTAGAAGGAATTTGTGCCGACTATGATGTTATTACAATAGACAAGATAGACAGTGTAAAGGTAGAAGAGGAAGGAGTAGACCATATCTGTATTAAAGATGACTGTGATACTTCTAAATATTATGGGTGTACTGGTGGTGATGATGGATTTCAAAAGGAGAATCTATTTTCAGAGTTAACTGATGAATATCAGAGAACTATAGCCAGAATCAATCTTGGTATAGCAGATGAATATGCTCTAAAGTGGGGAAACATCAAAGGTAACTTGTCTAATCAAAAAGATTTATATACCTTTGTGACTGATTCAATAGCCTTTGATATTAATAAGGTAATTGATGAAATAAATCTAAAACTTGCTCAATGGGCGTGTGAAATTGAAATAAGATTAAATAACAAAGCTGATATATATTCACCTAGCTTTACTGGAACTCCAACTACTACATTACCATTAATGACAGACAGTTCTAATAGAATTGCATCTACTGAATGGGTTAATGCTAAAATAGCAGCAGCATCTATTGATGATAACGTCAAGGCTATATCTCTGGACCCAGAATATATGTGTTATGGAGATGAACCTACAGATGTAAAAGTTACTTGGGAGTACCATAAAGAAGTTATAGAGCAATCTATTAATGGGGTTACACTAAGTCCAGAAGTAAGAGAATATACTTTTACTAATAGGACTACATCTATGGTAATTACCCTTAAATATAAGTATGAGGATATTAGTGCTACAAGAGTTGTTACATTTGACATTAAATACCCAAATTACTTTGGAACTTCTCCAAACTATACAAAGCTTGATAGAACTATTGATAATGTCTATACAGTTAATGCTGGAGCTAATGAGTATATATATGTAATGATTCCTAACGGTTCTAATACTGTTTTAGGAGTTAGCAGCATTATAGGTGGCTTTAAATTACTTGGAACTCAAGAGATATTTAGTAACTTATATTATATATTCAAGAGTGCACAGGTAGGATTAGGAGAGACTACTGTAGAAATACTTGACCAGAGTGGATATAATCCAGAAAGTATTGATACCACAACTATACGTGAATTGTTAGCAGCTAAGGCTGATAAGCATACAGTATATACTAAAGAAGAAGTTGATGATAAACTTGCTGCTATTGAAGGTGGCGATATACAACTTAATAACTACTATACTAAACAAGAAGTTGATGCTAAGATTCCAGATGTCTCTGGTAAGGCTGATAAGAGTGAAATACCTACTAAGGTTTCTCAATTAGAGAATGACTCAGAGTACCTAACTGAAGTTCCTAAAGAGTATGTTACTGATAAGGAACTTGAAGCCAAAGGTTATTTAACCCAAGAGTTAGAACCTCAATTTGCTGCTAGTGCTGCAAAGAATATAAATCAGCAAGACATTGATAGCTGGAATAATAAGGTTGACAAACAAGTAGGAATGGGTCTATCTGAACAGAGCTTTACTATAGAAGAGAAAGCCAAGTTATCTGGACTTACTAACTATAATGACTCTGGCATCAGAAAGACAATAACTGATTTGGAAGGTGAAGTTGCTAAGAAAGCTAACAAGACTGATATTCCAGATATTAGTGGAAAAGCTGACCGAACAGAACTACCAACTAGAGTATCACAGTTAGAGAACGATAGTGGATATATAAGTTCACTGCCAGGTAACCTAGTTACTGAACAAGAACTAGAAGCTAAAGGTTATCTAACTGAGTTTACTGAAACTGACCCTACTGTACCTGCATGGGCTAAGCAACCTAATAAACCTACATATACCCTTGAGGAGTTAGGTGCAGAAAGGGCTGGGACAGCAGCAGAAATACTTGAGATAGCTAACAACTTTACTAGACAGCAGTTTGACATACTTACTCAAGATTCTGACCCTTCTTATAATACCTTTAAGGAAGTTGGAGATGCTATTATAGAGAGTAATAGGACAATTGCTACAATAAGTACTACATTAGAGAGTAAGGCAAATAAGAGCGAATTATTCTCTGGTAAATATCAAGACTTAGACGGAAAGCCTGAGATTCCTAGTATAGAAGGTCTGGCTACCGAGGATTATGTTAAACAGGCTATAGCCAATATTCCTGAAACTGATTTAAGCAACTATGCTTTAAAGAGCGAACTTCCAGACATTAGTACTAAGGTTGATAAGGTTGAAGGTAAAGGATTGTCCACTAATGACTTCACTAATGAGAACAAAGCTAAGTTACAATCACTCGAGAATTATAATGATACATACGTAAAAGAACAGATAGGACTACTTAATGTATTTAAGTCAGATGTGCAGGGCTATATCATGCATATTGAGAAGGCTCTTTATCTATCTGAGAATCTGTCTGACTATTACACTAACTCTGAAGAGGCGTATGATTTTATAGTAGCTCTATCCAGGGCTAGATTAGTAACACTAGAATATGCAACTTTGAAATTTGTAACAGCTTACAGAAAGACAGCTACAGATACTAAAGATACTGATGATGTTAGAACTGTAGAAGTGATAATGATGTTTCACTATGATGAACTTCAGGACTTGAAGTTAACATTTACATTAGTAGTAGGAACTAAAACGACGTATACATTTAATAAGGAATTTATAACATCTTCTTCCACGGGAACTGAAGCCTTAGTTGAAAGACTTACAGCATTAGAGAAGTTGGTGCAAGGTCTTGATTTAAGTAAAACGATAGTATTAGAATAGAATGGCAAATGAAATGGTAAATAACAAGCAGGTAAATTTCTGGAGGGGTGATATGACTCCTCCAACTATTTACCATATCTGGATTAAGGACAACAGTAAGATGTTGTTATATGATGGTGAGAAATGGGTAGTATTCTTGGACAATAAGGAAATCATTGATATACTTGATAAAGTTCAACAACTGTTGGATGAAATGCAAGCTAAGATTGATGAAATTGGAAACAAGACTGTTAACAAGAAGCCTATTAAGACCAATCCAGTATTAGATGGTACTGATATACTTATAAATGCAACTGGTAACTATGTGATTCCAACTGAAACACTAGCACAAACAGCTTTAAGATTAGACAACTTACTAACTACTAAAATAATTGAATAATGGTAATTGATAGTAAGTTTGCATATGTAAAGAAGAAAGAGGTGTTTGAACCTCTGATTGAGAGTATTCCAAAGGGTCTAAACCCTATTGTGTTTATAGAAGACACAAGAGAAATGTGGACTTGTGGAACTTACTTTAGTATTGGATACCCTAGTATTGAAATATCAGAAGTAAGTGGTTCAGTAAAAGTTCAGATTGGTAACTCATTCTTCTTAATGTCTACCGCTGGTGAGAGTATTAGTATCAGAAAAGGTGATGGTAATAGAATTATTATTAGTAGTAATGCCCTTAATAGAGTAGACACTGAACCTCCTCTTGAATGGGATGCAGCTAATAGAAAGCTATTACACAAAACCAGTGGAGTAGTCCCAGGTTCTTATGGGCAGTCTACTAATCTTGGAAATGCAAGTATCTTTGTAATTCCGAATATTATAGTAGATGCCACTGGGCACGTTACATTGGCTGAGAATCATAACATAGAAATCAGAGATTATGTTGAGCAATTAGCTCCGTCTACTTTAATGGGAGATAGAAACATATTACTATCTTATAATGAGGCTAGTAATACGGCAGATACTTCTCAAGTAAGAAAGGCTAATGGTCTTACATTCAACGATGCCACCCAGAAGATGACAATAGCTGGAGGTATGAACTCTAACGGACCAGTTAATGTTAATCATGGAGACTTATCAGTCTTAGATGGTTACATTATTGGTAACTTAAAGGGTGATGTACAAGGACAAGCTACTCCTAGGATTCACTTGTCATTGAAGCCAGAATATGGTGGTGCTTCTACTAAATTGTATGGTCATGTAAAGTTACAGGATATTCTTAACACTAAGCCTGACCCATCAAGTGATAACGAGAACATTAATGATACTAACGTAGTTGCAGCTATTGCAGC